ATCAGCATCTAACCATGTGGCAGCTTTGTATTCATCTACTCTTGGTCCACAATTACTACCGTCAACTTCAGAGACTCCTATTTCTTCCCTAGCTAAACAAACCATTTTCTCTGCTACACTCCCACCAGACGCTACAGGATTTTTTGTAGACAGTTTCGCTAAAATAGCATTCCAAGTTACAGGACCATCGGCACCATCAGAGGAAACTCCGAGAAGCTTCTGCACCGCTTTTACTACTTCTTTTTTGCCTCTAAAATTCATTACGAACACCTCCTGCTAAATCCAGCACATATACACATAACAAAACATAAAACAACTGTTAATATCATGAAGTTTTTGTATTGAGTTATTTTTTCATTTAGAGCCGCAGATTGTCCTTCATTATAATACATTTTTGTATCCATAATGTTATTGATGGCCTCTATTGTGGGGTCAGTCATCTCATACATTGCAGGGACTGATGCTTTAATCATTTCAACATCGCCTGTATTACCCCATTTAATTAATTGATTAACATAAAGATTTATTTTCTTTTCTTGTTCGAATACAAAATCTGAATACTCAACCTCTTTTGGGGTTATGTCCTTCTTATATCCTTCTAGATACTCATCTTTATATACTCTCTCCTCCTCTAAAGTCTCTACCATCTCTTCTGGAGTTATGACCCCATGAGATGTTTTTACAACTGAATCTACAATGATTACCCCATACCAATCAAAACACATGCCGATTTCCATAATAGAAGACTCTGATTGTCGTGCATTCTCTTTTAGTGTATTTTGAATGTTTTCAGTAAGGATCAAGCCTTTACAAGCAAAAGCTAAACAAATAGCGGCTAAACAATATACAATAAACTTTGGTCTCATTTTTTAAGAAATTTTTCTGGGTTCTTAGCAAATTTTTCGCCCATTCTTACTATCCCACTAATAACCTCTGGGCTTATTACACCAATAATACCGTAAGTAATCGCCTTAGTTAAAGATGATACGTCAGTTTGTTCTAAAACAAACCAAGCAATGCCAGCAGCTAGGGCCGCTGTAATCACCCTTTTAAACTGTTGTTTAAGCGTTAATCCATTATTACCTGATAAGAGCCTAGCAAACATTGCAGCAGCACCCACAAGCGGGACTAACCAACCTCCACTGAGGAATTCTTTAATTAAAGACTTTTCAGGTTCCATGTAATTACATTCTACACAAAAAAAGCCACCCGTGCAGGTGGCTTTTTTATTTTATAATTAAAACTAATTTAAATTAGAAGTTGTAAGACAATCCTGCTCCAACAATCCATTCTTCGTCTACTTCAAAAGAAGAACCTTCAAAGTCGTTATCATTAAAGGAAACTTTTCCAACAATTGAAATATCTTCTGTTAAAACGTAATTTGCTTTAACACCAAGTTCAAGTGCTTCGTATTCTTCTGCAATATTTACAGTGATAAAAGGACTTAATGTAAGATTCTCAACAGGTGTCTTGAAGTCATATGAAGCTCCAAGTTCGACCCCGAACCAGTCGTTGTTGTCCTCATACCAAACACCAACAGAGAAATCTGCAATGTAAGTATAGTCAGCAGTCAAAGATAACTCTTCTCTGTCTCCAAAAATAGACTCGGTATCTTTTAAAGCCGCTGTCAAGCCAATGTTTTGACCAAACAGATCAACCCCAAGGCTATAACTAGCTCCGAAGTCCATTTCGCCGCCACCGTCAGTGTCGGAAAGAGATGCACCAAATGAGAGGTCTCCCGCTCCCAAAGCGGTAGATAAGGCGAGAGAAACTCCAATGGAGTCTTCTCTTTTTGCCAGTCCCCTGTCGGTGCTAAAGTTTGTAATTGATGCTCCACCTTCAACGGACAAATCCGTTGCTACAGTGGCAGCAGAGGCTGCGCTAATAATTGAAGCGCCCAGTAATGTAAGAATTAGTTTCTTCATAAATTAAATATATATTACAGAATTGTAATGGTCAAGGGAAAAATTATCTAGAAATAAGGAAAAATTAACTAGCCTCTACAGGCTCAGCAAATTCAGGGTTAGCGTCCTGTGTAATAGGCGTATTATCAATTCCCCTAGCGGATTCTCTGATTTTACTAGCTAAAACTAATGCGTTTTGCGCCACATTTAAACCTTGCGCTCTTACAGCTACATCTAAAAGGTTAATAAGTGCATTCATCTCCTCATCTGAGAATTCAATTGTAGTATTCATATGCAGTATTATATGAGGCAATTTTTGATTTTCAACTAAAATATAGATTTTTAAACAGTAATTTCTAGTTGTGCTGATTGGTCTGTTCCAGCTTTAGAGCCAAATTTAACTCTTACTACTGCACTACTATTAACATTTGTAGGCGTATACACAACTAATACTATAGAGTTTCCAGATGACCAACCTGCTCTATTTACAATTTCTTGAATAATTGTTTTAATGTCTGGTGTATCAAACCTATCATCGTCAGTTACAGCAGATACCGTTGATTTAAGTAAGGTTACTGTAGCAGTTGTTTGGTTTGAAGCGCCGAGCGCACTGGCGCTAGACGGCACCCCTTGGTTATCTGCGTCTATACCAGCTATTTGAAAGTCTTTAGAGGCTGAACCTTGTATTGACCTTTTTATTGGTTTTAATATAGCTGATTGAACAGTAGCTCCCTGATCAATAGCTACATTAGTAAATCTAAAGTAACCTACATTATAGTTAATTTCGCTTTCTTCACCATCGTATTGCGCTCCAGCAAAAACTTGACTATTATTAGTATTGCTAATTGATCCATTATATTGCACTGAGGTGGAAGTAGTTGCTGAACTATTAGTGTTACCATCATCAGTATTACTAGCAATGCTATAGGTTGTTGTGGTAGAACTAGAAGTAATTGGAGGCCAAGTTACAAAATGTGTTTGGCCAGTATAGGAAAACCCTTCATTGTATGGGGCTAAAAATAAACCTGTGGTTTCCCAAATGCCTGACATTACATCAACCTTTCTGTTATACTCCCTCATGTCATGATATGCCAAATCCATCCCCTCAAATCCTGTGATACCAGATCCACTTAAGAAGCGGCCTGTTAATTCAGCACGATAAACTTGCCAAACCCCACTCCCTGTAGCTGTTTCGGAGTGAATTTGACCTCTAAGTGGACTGCCTTCTTTATATGCCATTACTAGAATCTACACTTAAAAGTATTTATTTCCCGCTAGGAAAATAAAGCTGTCTTTCTAAGCGTCTAAATCTAGCATCAGAATGCCAGACTTCATTTTGTTGCGGAGTATAGATTCCTTTACTTGTCTCGATTGGAGTCCCTTTTGTCAAACTGAGAGTAGAAGGCTGATAAATGTTTAAAGGAGTTGTCTTCACGGATGAGTTCGTCTCGCAAGAGATCAGCACGGTCGGCATCACCGCCAATAGCCCTAATGTTTTCAAGTTCTTGAATAATTCTTTCTCTTTCTTCTTCATGGTCTCGTTTTAATTGTAAATAGAAACTCTTATTTTTTAAAGATAAAAATAACTCAATTGATTTTAAAACAGATTTAATTAAGGAAAGCATATATATTTTCTTCTACATAATCCTCTACACTTTTCCAGCTATATTCACCGATTATTTCGGTAATTTTAGAGTTATCAGCTTCAGTCAGTTTCTGATACTGCCCTTTTAGTTCTTTAGGCATTGGTATTTGTTTTATAGTGCAATTGCACCGTGATTTAATTATCTCTGCAACATCTCTAAAAGAAATAGCGTTTCCTGTCCCTATGTTAAAAACACCTGAAGATTCTGAATTTAAAAGCTTTACATGCATTTCGCAAACATCTTCAACAGAAACAAAATCTCTTTTATATTTCTCACTTTTATCAAAAATTTCTATCTCGCCAGTCCTCTGGGCTTGGTTAATAAACTTATAGACAGGGCTAGCTTGCTTGCCTTTTTTATCTTCCCCCAATCCATAAACATTAAAATACCTTAATCCTTGATAGGGGTAATCTTGATTCATTAGCCAACAATCAAAGATGTATTTACTAAATGCGTATGGGCTAAGTGGTTTACAGAAGTCGGTTTCTTTAAAGGTTTTAGAATCACCATAAACAGAACCACTGCTAGCATATTGAAACTTAACATCGTAGCCTTCGCATAGCTCGTAAAGCATTACTGAATACTCAAAATTCTGTTTTAGAATTTTTTTAAGGTCTTTTTCTGTGGTGGATGAATTTGCTCCTAAGTGTATAACAGCATCTTGGTTGCCAACATCAGGGATAGCATTTGGATCGCCTTTATTTATATCAAATCTTGTAACATCGTATCCACGATGTTCTAAGTATGAGCATAAATTGCCACCTATAAAGCCGCCAGACCCTGTTACCAATATTCTATTTAGAGTCACAATCGCAATCTTCTTCGCAATCCGAAGTGCATTCTTCTTCTTTTACAGAGGGTTCTTTAAAATCTGCGAGCTTAGGCATCTTATCAGATAAACCAAAAATCTCAGCAATTTTTTCCATTTTAAACTCCGAGGCTTTTATTTCATTTAAAAGCCTGTCAAGCTCTTCCTCTCCTGTTTCCTCTATTTCTGCTTCTGCAAAGTAATTAAAATTATCAGAAAATTGTATATTTTCAATTAATTCAACAACAAGCTCATCGCCTTTAAAGGATTTTTGAATTGAATAAGAAGAGTGCGTTCTGGAATATTTATCTCGCAGATTGCTTTCTCCCAAGTCTACTTCTCCTCCTGCCTTTCTGTATTCCTTTAAAACCCAGACTTTTTTAGTATATTCTGAGCCTTCAGGGAATTGCATGTCTGCATCAAAAGATAAACTTTGACGCAATTTGTCATCTAGGAACGTAACAGTGTAAGGCATTTTTAGTGTCTTACACCTATTATACCTTTTGACCCTCTGTTTTCTGCTGAGTTTCTTCTACTTTTTTAGAAAGTTCTTCAAGAGCCGATTCTTTTTCTTGATCAGACATCTCTTCTAAGTTTTTTTCTACCTCCCCAATAGCTATATTGTGGATAATATTAATAGACTCAGCAAGAGTTACTCTTGAGACCATTTCTGCGGTAAGAAGATCTCTAAGTTTATTTTCTTTTTCTTCAGATAGCATATTACTCTTCTTTTTCTTTGCTGGCATAGATTCTAATATCAGGCTGATTGGAGCCTTTTTCTTTGAATGTGTTGGGGAAGCAAACAATTTTTACATCATTACCTTCTGAATCTTTGATAGATCCGCTATAGTAAGACTGCTTGTTTCCGTCAACTCTCCAGAGAGCGCCTAATTCGCGCTTGCTCCACTCACTTTTTTCTTTTGTATTATCTTCAGACATAAATTTTAATCTTGGTTATCAAATCGACCTTCCATTTTCTTCCAGAAAACTTCTGGTCCGAGAGCATTATACTGCGACTTCAATCGCTTGTAAAGGTTTTTTTGGATTGGATTGGCATTTTTTTTGTCATATCCAATTAGTCTGCGGATTTTTTTAGCTACTGAACCACTCACGCAATATCATCGCCCTTTGTTTGTTTTTTGTCAACAAAAAGTTTTATATTTTTATCTCCTTTTAAAGTTTTATCAGATATATATGGTGTTATTTGTGATAATATCTTTTTATTTAAGGCTTCTGTTTTGTTTTTACTTTTCCAAATTTCCTGAGTGACTTCCTTGATGTAATCAAAATCAAAGCTTAGATGAATATCATTATCTTCTAACCTGTTTTTTAATATTTTTAATTTCATCCACAACAATCTCCGCAAGTCTTTCTCCGTCAGTTCTTTTAGAATGAAATAATCATCAATTTGTGATAAGAGATCTGGGTGAATCATTAAATTGTTTTTACTTTCATCTGCCGCTTGAAATCCCATAGAAGATTGACTACTTGATAAAGAGCATGTTAAAAATATTTTACAATTTGAAAAATCTGCAATATCTCCATTAGTCATTTGAAACTTCCCATGCTTAAAAATTTGGCTAAAGATAGCAATTGAGGAGTTGTCTATTTTATGGAAGTCATCAATAATTAAAACACTATTAGGAGTAATATTTATTTTTTCGCATATTGATGTATTTGTGCCTTGTGAGGAGGCTATTTTATGTGGAGCGAAGTTATCGGAAAAATGCACACCACTGTAAGATAGAACATTTACACCTCTTTTTTGAAGTGAATTTTTTAACAAGTCTACAAAATAAGACTTTCCACTAAAATTGCAGCCGCTAACTACAAAACAATCAGGGGATGAAAACTTATCAGATTTTTTTAATCCCAAACCAGACAATATTAGATTTTCTTTAAGCTTATTTAAGAACTGTTTTTGACCAACTAGGCTTTTGGACAAGCACTTGAATAACTTGTCTATAGTGTCTTTGTTGCTTAATGGGTTCTTCTTTTTATCAAAGAAATCTTTTAAATGTTTAAGTTTTACTACAGGTGTTTTATCCTCAACCCCTTCTGTCCACTTCTCTAAACTGGCATTTAGCTTTTCTAGTAGCTCTGCGTGATCTTTCTCAGGATCAAGCGCAGCCTTAACTGTCTCGGTCTGTATAGCTTTTATTGAAGGTGTTATGTGCCAAAAATTAACTTTAGCCTGAGCACCGCAATGATCAATGACATCTATAGCTTTGTCAGGGTAAAATTTATTAGGAATATACTTTTCACAATATTCAATTATATTATTTAAAAATCTGTCGCTATACTCAACTCCGTGAAACTCTTCATAATATGATACAATAGTTGGAAGAATTTCCTTCATTTGAAATTTAGACGGTTCCTTAATTATTACCCTCTCAAATCTTCGGTCTAGAGCAGTATCTTTTTTTATTGTGTTTGTATACTCATTGATTGTTGTAGCTCCTATGCAGCTTATTGTGCCTCTAGCAAGCTCTGGTTTAAGTATATTCGAAGCTTCTAAAGAGTTATTATTAGCTCCCCCTGCGCCTATTAAAGTATGAACTTCATCAATAAATAAAATTAAATTACTATACTTTTTAGCTTCATTTACAAAGTCTTCTAACCTTTTTTCAAACTGACCTCTATACTCTGTTCCAGCAACCATGCTGGATAAACTAACGGAATAAATTACCTTATTAGCTATTAGCTCAGGAGCATCACCAGCAACAATTTTAGATGCAAGCCCCTCTACTAAAGTTGTTTTACCTGTCCCCGCTGGCCCGACAAGTATTGCATTAGGTTTTTTCTTTCGGCACAAAATAGTAGCTATCTCATCAATTTTTCCATCGAAATCAACAATCTTATCAAACTCATTGTTTAGAGCTTTCATGTTTAAATTTTCTGCAAATTGACTAAGAATGGGGTTCTGCTCAAACATGTCTATCCAGTGATCTGGAGTTTCGACATCTGCGTCTAAAGGGCTAAAGGTATCTTCAAATTCAAGATCTTTTATGCCTAAAGAGCATTCTGTTATAAAGCCTAAAACTGTAGCGTCTGATTTATCATCTTTTTGAGGATAAAGTTCTTTGATTACTTTGGGCGAATGAACATCGTCAAAAAAAGTCATTAAGATTATCTCTGGAGGAATGTAATCTAAATCAAAACTATCTTCAGCTATGTTTTCAGCAGTGGCTAAAAGTTTTCTAACATCTGTTTTAACAGTTCTTTTTACGTTTTTATTTTCTCTTTTCTTGCTTAAACAATGTCTAGATTCTTTGAGCCATTCTTTTGGGTCTATGTGGACTCTCTTGAAAATAGAAGAGCAAGACTGGCTTAAGTCGCTCAAAAAGCAGTGAAAAAATAAATCAACATCTACGCCATTCCTTTTTAGTATGACAGATAAATCTTGAGCTTTTTCTAAAACCCCTTCTATGTGAGGTGTCAAGGGAAGTCTAGTCACTTTTTACCTCCCTCAGTTTCATGTAAATGTCGGTATCAATCGGTTTAATTGTTTCGACAAAGAAGCTATCTCTGCTTTTAGAGCCATTTACAATAATAACTTGGGTTTTTTTCAATTTATTATACTGTAGAAAATCTGTGAGTTTATTGCCTCTACTTGTATCCATGAATAAGAAATTCTTAGTAGCGGTATTATCTGCGAGAGATATGATCATATACTTGTTACCGTTTTGAGAGGTTCTTGTAAAGAAATCTTTTACCTCCCCTGCGACTTGAAATGTTTCTCTTTCGGGCAATTCTGAAATTACCTTTAGGTCTTGGAGGTTGGGGTATCTTTCTTTAAAACATTCTCTTAAGTCATGTGAGTAGCTGTAGCCAAGTAGCGAACTTTCATACCTCCATTTAGCAAACATCTCATGTTTTCTATTTTGAGAATATATTTTTTTATACTGATCAAACTTAGTTTTAAATGTTTTAAATCTTTTTTCAGACATGATAGGTTTGTTGTCATCTCCTAAGATTTGCTTTCCTATAACTTCTGATATTGCATCAAGTATATCATATCCAAACCTCTCTCCTATCTTGCAAAAGTTTCTTTTTTCTCTGTCTGTAAGAAGGTTGAATGCTTGAGCTTCTAGGACCATGCGGGTTCTGTTGGTCCCCGCATGATCCATTGTCCCAGCTTGGATTAAGGCCGCAAGCACAGAGATGTTGATACCGCACTGTCTGGCAGCTAGAAAGACTTCATATTTGTTTGAGAACTCTATCCCTCTAAACTCTACAAGGCTCTCCATTGCTTTGAGAGAGATTCCTTTAATGCTGTTTAATCCATATCTAATATCCTCTCCCTCTATTTTAAAATCAAAATCAGATTTAAATAAACAAGGAGGAAGCATCTTCATGCCGAAATCCTCCAACTCTTCATTAACTCCAGATATGGTAGTCAAAGGTTCTGGATCAAAATCAGCACACTCAAGAACAGAGAGGAAAAAACTTTGAGGGTAATTATGTTTTAGGAAAACTGTTTTGGCTGCTAAATCTGCGTAAGCAAAGCTGTGAGATTTATTGAAAGAATAATGCGAAGCAGCTATCAATGAATTCCAGTAAAAGTCTGCTATTTGATCAGTTAAGCCTCTAGACTGAGCGGCTTCATAAATCCTATCTTTCCACTTGGGCATCTCATCAACTTTTTTCTTACCAACAATTCTTCTCAAGACCTCTGCTTCTTCAAGACTAAGGCCAAAAACTTTATGAGCTATTTGCATCAATTGCTCTTGATATAAAATAACATTTTTTGACCAAGATAATATTTTGTCTAACTCAGGATGAATTTCCTGCACCAACGAATTATTTTTATTGTCCCTGTATGTGTCAACAAATTCAAGTGCTGCTGGTCGAGCGAGAGCAACAACGTCAGAAAGTTCATTTAAGTCATCAGGCTTGACCTGCCTACAGACCTTAAAGTTTGTTTCAGCCGATATTTGGAAAAGGCCCACAGGGTGCTTAAAATCCTGTAATATATCATAAATAATTTGCGAATTAGGGTCTATGTCTTCAATTTTTATACCCACCTTTTCACATGTTTTGTGGGCAATGGTCAGTGTTCTTAATCCAAGAATATCAAACTTAACCATTAAATCTGCGACATCTGTCATATCGTAACCAGTAACTAAGTCTCCATCTTTAGTTTTTTGCAAAGGAACCACGTTCTCTATTTTTTCAGAACAAATGGCGATTCCAGATGGATGGACTCCAGTATTCTTTGGCAAGTTTTCTATTTTTAATGCATTTTTAAAAGTTCTCTTGTGGTCTTTTACCCATCTTTTAAACTTACCGCTTTCTTCCCTAGCTTGCTCTAGGGGGAATACATTCCCGTGAAGCTTTGGTATCATATCTGATACTTGGTTCGCCTGATCTTCTTTTACCTCGTCAAAGAACTTTGTAGCTTCTCTTATGCAAAGCTTAGCACTAAAGGTATTAAAGGTTAGTATTTTGGCGGTTCTCCCTTCATGTTTACGCTCAATATATTGAATAACTTTATATCTTTGCTCATAAGAAATATCTGAGTCTACATCAGGCAAGAGACTGCCGACTAGAAATTCTTTGCCTCTTTTGTCAGTGACTTTCTTCGCTCTAGATTTAGACACAAATCTTTCAAAAAAGAGATCGTGAGGTATGGGGTCAATATTTGTTACTCCGAGGAGATATAGAACAAGAGAACCAGCAGCAGAGCCACGGCCAGCACCAGTTGGAATATTGTTATCATGGCAAAAGTTTAAAACGTCCCAGTTAAGTAAAATGTAATCTGTAAATCCAAGCTCCTCAAAAGTCTCTAGTTCTTGTTTGGCTCTATCGTAGTATGCATCTTTGTTTTCGTATTTTGTTATACCTTTATCGCGTAAACCTTTTCTGGCTAACTCGTAGAGAATATCCTTGGTAGAACTATCTACGCTAAGACCAAGCTCTTCTAGCTTACTAGGATCAACGATTGTTTTAGGGAGTTCAACTCCCGCAGGTTCGCAATCGTCATATGGTGTGAAATCTTCAAACATTACAGATCCATGTGCTTCTTAAGTTTAAGAAAAATTTGATAACACATCTTAATATCGTAAAGAGCGTTATGTAATTTACTCTCGTCAAACTCTATATCAAAAAACTTTAGAAGTTGGTTTTGAGAAACCTTTGCTTTAAGGCTTCTGTCATTAATTATCTTATATTGCCAACTCAACAAGTTTCCTTTAGGTCTTTCTAGTTCCTCTCTGTAAGCCTTCCCTAAAGCCCTAGTGTCTAAAATACGAGGCAAGTAAGAATACTCTGGTTCTTGACCCAATAACCTTTGTAGCACAGCAAGCATGTAAACATCGAAGCCTAGAAGGTTTTGTCCCACTACAATGTATTGAGGGTCAAATATATACTTTTCAAACTTGTTCCAAACCTCATCTAATGGTTTAGCTTTTCTGTTATAGGTGTCCCAATTAAAACCTGTAATCTTCTTGACTACTTCGGGAATATTCAATTCTTTGTGGATTATAAACTCGTCATGAGTTTCTAATATTTTATTTCCCTGACAAACTATCCAAGATAGCTGCCATGTTTTAGAAGAGAATAAATTTAAACCTTCTGTTTCAGTATCAAATACTAGATATTTTTGGTTACTTGGCAACATTTTCTAAATATGATTCGTAGCAAAATTCGTTGGAAGAAAAGTCATTCAGGCGAGGATTACTAAAAGTAGGCACCCTGCCCTGCTTTCTATTACAGACAGCTTTATACATTTGAAATGCTTCAAAGTCATCCTTGTTTTTGTAATATATGCTTTTGCACTTCTCTGTTTTTACTTTTAGTTTTTTCAGTGCTGAGCTTATCTGAAAATCAAAGGGGTGTTTATTCTCCTCTTCCATATAAAAATGATCATACTTGTCTAAGAATAGATCGCACATTCCAAAATGGAAAATATTATTGCATACATAAGAATCATAAAAGGGGACTCCTATGCTAATGTCGTCAAGCTCTCCTTCGCCCAGATCTGACATGTTTAAATATTCCCCGACACTTGTAAAACACTTAGTATAAAGGTTTCTAGCAACAGCTACGCCTTTGTTGTTTTTGGGGAAGAAAATCAATTTACTGGGTTTCTCGGTAATGCTTGACTGAACTACAGGCAACTTAACTCCATACACCATAGAAATTCCTATGTGGAGGAAGGCTTTATTAATTACCCTAAAACCATAGAAGTTATCTTCTACTAAAATCATTTTTTTGACATCCCCGCTTTGAGCAATGTCAACTAAATCCTCAACCCTCAGAAGAGATCGCCCTATACTGAAGGTGCTTTTAAATAATGGTATCACTCCTGCACTCTACAGAAGTTCCATTGGTTTGTCAAAGGAAAAAGCGGGGCATCCGTCATATTTAACCTTCTCCATCTTCAAGTCTTTAGTTTTCTTGTCCTTAAGGTCTTTTTTGAGGTCGGCTGATGCCACTCTAACACCCTTTTTATCTACTAGCACATAAAATTCTCTAGCAAATTTAAATGGGCAATGCCACATGGGAGTGCCATCTTTTTTAAGTTGCCCAGCAAACTCTGCTCTACCGCAAACCACCCTTCCAGCGAAACCGTCATCTCTTCCCAAATAACCCTTGTCATAGGCTAAGTTTTTAGAGGCTATATCTTCATTAAAATTATTAATAATTTGTTGAACTTCAGTCAAAAAATATTCAAAACCTTCAAGTTCATCTGCATCAAGAGGTTCCATTTCACAACACCCATCATTGTTGCAGTCAAACTTTACAAACAAAAATTCCATCTTTCTTTTAAGAAACTCTGGGTATAGATGCTTTACCGCCAAACAATACATTAAATTCTGCATGTTGTCGGTATACTCCTTGCCAGAAAAAATTTGTTTCGAGGTTTTAAAGTCTCTTATAAGGGCTGTTTTTTTTCTCTTGAATAAAAACAATTTATCAATAAATCCAAGTATGCGGTAGTTTTTACCTTCTTCGTTTACAGATATGTCAAAATCTTTTTCACTGATGGATTTAGTAGGCTTACCCTCTTTATCTCCAAAGAAGTCATAATTAAGACCCTCCACGGTCATCTGGTTAATCAGATCCATATTCTCAAAATCGTCTATATTATGCTTTTTAGCATATGCCTCTATCATCCTTTTTACAGGGGGCGAGGCAAAAGCGTTTTGAGTTTTAATTATGCGGGTATAGTGTTTTTTATGTTTTGGGTTCCCCAAATTTTCGAAAACAGCGTGGCAAATAGTTCCACGCAAACTACCTTCGTTAGCCTTATCAGGAAGTTTAAGGTGATATTTACACCAATACTGCCAAGAACACATTTGTAGCGTCTTTATTCGTGACGCTGAAAGCGGTTTGTTTTCAGAAGCCTCCATAATGAAAGTCGTTCTTCTTTATTAACTTTTTAAAAGAAGAAGAAAAATTCTTGTTTACACCTCTACTATCCATTTTTTCAGCAATTTCAATAACTTGCCCTATGGATTCTTGATGTTGTATATTATAGCAATCTGAAGCGTATTTTTCTATTTGATCTTTAGTCATTTCCCCAAAGTCATTCTCTTCAGGAGGAATAAAGTATATCTTTTCAAAATCAATCGACTCAACCAATTTAAAAATAGATTTAATTGCTCCTTCAAATCCTCTGTTAACAGAAGATGTGTGATCGTTATTAAAGGATACAAAAACTTTTTTTATGGGTAACAAAGATAGCCTTGCTATGAATTTTGGAGAAATATTCAAACCAAAGGAAACAAGAACATTTTTTATACCATAATTATATAGAGATAAGCAGTCTCCTACGGACTCCACGATGTGAACCGCCTCTTTTTCTTCTATAGCTTTTTGGACTTTATCAATATTGTAATACGGAAAAAACCAACCTGATGACTTCCCCATATGTAACCACTTTGGTCTATCATCGCTAGTAACCTTTCTGCCAGAAAACCCATGTATTCTGCCGTCTTTCCTGAAAATTGGGAATATCACCCTTTGATACATTTTACCAGACATAGCTAACCCGCACTTAAAGTCCTCAAGAGCTGCCTTTCTAATGCCTTTCTCTAAGTAAAAATCGTGATGTGGTAAAAGCTTTGCTAAAACTTTAGCGGGATATGTTTTTTCCTCTTTCAATAAGTGTTTTTGTTTGATTCTAGCGCCTATGTTTACACCATTATCCTTTAAATAATGCTTCACTGCATTAGGATCTTTTGTGTTTAAAGTTTTCTGGAGCAGTGCCTCAAAGGGCATAAACTGAGAATCCTCTACATAATCTTTCCAGACTCCAGTATCCTTGTAGATTTGAAGTGCCGTGGAGTTATCTCCAGACCTGTATACAGCATTTGTTCTCCAGTATGACCCATGATCCCTGAGACGATAACCAAGGTTTTCTAAGACATCTTTATAGTCCATTACGCCCTAAGGTTGATTGGTATTTCCTCTACCTCGTTTGTTCTGACCTCTATCCCCTCTCCATTGAATGCGTCCACCACATCTTGAAGGTCTCCACGCTCAGTAATTCTAAAGTTTTCGATATTTAAATTAATAAAATTTTGTTTCTTTGTTCCATCTGGCATTTCTACTGGATGTATAGCTCTTAATGCGCTCTTCCCCAAGTGCCTAGACTTCAAATTTATTAACTTATGGGTTCCGAAATTAGACCCCTCTTCATGGATTTCATCTGCCACCTTTCTTCTAAGTAGGAATAAGTGAGAGCAAAACTGAGTAATACCATCAGATAGAGAGACTACGCTTTCGTCGTCCACAATAGAACCAGCGTTCCTGTTATTGGTTATTCCTAACCTGTTAGACTGGACCGAGGTAATCATTGATACGCAAGGTTTTCCATCAAAAGCTAAGTCACGGTGAATTGTTTGTTTAAACTTGTGAACCATGTAAGAAACTTGTTGCCAACCATCGACTTTCCCGATGCTGCCAAAATCGCTTTTAATGTAATCGAAACTGAAAATCAGTGGGTTGCCTCTACCAATCTTTGAGAAGTAAAACCTCTTCAAAAGAGAGCACATTTCATCAGGAGATAAACCAGCCACATTCTCATAATAAAACTTCATGTTTTTTATTTTTGACCAAGCAGATCTAACCTTTGCAATCACTTCATCTACAGACCAATCTTTGTATGCTGTTGTTCTCCATTTACCTGTCTGCAAAAGCCACACAGGTATACCCGTCATGGCAGAACACTGCCTGAAAATAAGCTCTTCTTCGCTCATTTCTCCATTATCAAAATGAAGCACAGGGACACCATGTTCAGCAGATGCTTTTGTGGTGAAATCCATGCAGAAATTCGTCTTGCCAACCCCCGAGCGAGCTACAATCACTGATATATTGCCAGCTAGGAGTAATGATCCATACATCTCATTCATTCTGGGATGAGGGCCAAGCATTCCGAAATCATCTACTGGATTATTTCCTCTTTCCTCAACAACCTCCTCCATCATCTCGAAGAGATTGACAGGGCCAGCTTCTGTCATCTCGAAATCTTTTATGTTTTTATTATAAAGTTGATCTGATTGTTCTATCAGTTCCCCATATTTTAAGTTAGGGTCGGCGCTTTTTACAAATGAGGCTACCTTCTTACAACTATTGTATATCTCTCTACGGGCAGTGTATTTTTTAAGCTCTCTAACAGAGGAAATAAGAATTTTTTCTGTTATCTTATAAAAAGCTAATGAATAAATATATTCCCCTATGTCGATGCTATCAGGGAAGCTTGCTTTAAGCTGTTGAATTCTCTGAACTAAAATGGTTTCATCAATATCTTCTGCATTATTAAGAGCATTTTTTAATAATTTAAATATTGATACATTTACTTTAGAGTCCTCTGAATAAAAATCACTTTCATTTAGAAAGCTAGATACTTCTTCCCACTTATGCTGATGTTGCAACAATCCGCTGAGAACTTTCTTTTCTAAATCATAAGAAAATATCATAAACCTATTTCGCCTTCTTTTTTCGCCATAGCTAGCTCTATTAATTTACTAAGAGCCATCTCTACACAAGGGTTTTCTGTTTTGGTAGTCATACTAGGGCAACCATTTTTGTCAACATAAAGAAGTAAAAAACCTCTATTACCACCGTTTGCGGAGCCAGTGGAGTCATAAATTTTATCAAGAAGAGATTGAGGTAATCCTTGTTGTTCATCGTCTTGTAACTTCATTTCAATAGCTTAATCAAACTTTGTGGGTATTTTTTTGAATCCAGAACATCAGACTCTAGGACTCTAATTAATTCAATTTTATTAATTTCACAGAAATATTCTTTCTTTTCATCTCTGTGGAGTTGATGAAGGAATTTTTGTCGAGAATTAGAATGGAAAAACTGATTATATCTATAGTGCTGATTGCCGTCCACTTCTACTGCTATTTTTTGTGTAGAGTTGTAGAAGTCTAAACTCATTCTAGTTCCCGCGACAGGAAACTCTTCAAAAACAACATCAGCAAACCAGTAGTCTTTTAATTGATCTTTTACGTCTTTTTGTATCCCGCTTTTGCAGTCAGATTCCCAATCAATAAGGTATTTGCTGACGTTTTTTATCTTCCTCTCTCGACCATTAGAGCATAAAAATATCATTGCTTGAGAATATTCTGTTTTACAAAGTCAACAAGAAGAGAAGTAATTTTTTCATCCGACTCTAAAAACTCATACACTGCTTTAATTCCTTGATAGGAATCTTTTATTTCAATTTTATTATCCTTTAAATAACTTTTTACTTTATCGTCGAGCTTGATCCAAGCCCCTGATTTCTCTAGGTAACCCCACATCAAAAGCATGTCAACAACTTCCCTCTCAAGCCAAATAGATTTTCCGTTATTGCGACCATGCTTGATTGGATAAGTTACAATTTGTCCTGTGGCTTCATTCGTTGATTTTAAAATTAAAACCTTGGCGTTATGACCATAAATTTTATTATCAGGAGTGATTTGTTCTTTTGGATTTTCTAGAATCTTGTCGCTTTTGTTTTGTTTTTTGAATTCTAGAATCCAATCTGGGTAATGTAAGATAGCATTTCCCCCACTGCTATTTGTCTGGTTATTTGGGTCTTGCTTAGCATACATGCTAGTATTGATGCTTGATCTAACCTGAGAAATCATGATACACATGTGTCCAAACTTGCTCATGCCCAAGCTGACTCTTTTTAGAAAGTCAGAGGTCATTAAAGCTCCTCCTGCGACTTTCCTAGCATCAGAAGATCCTTTTTCTAAATCTTCTTTTGTAATTAGGCCATCCATGCTGTCGATTACAATACAGAATTTTTCTTTGTCTGGATTGTTTTTTAATAACCCTCTAAGAAAATCAATCATGGTATCCATGATATGACACTCAAGAACTAAACATGTTCCTACATCCCAATCTTCTGCTGAATGAACGAACTTAATCCCCGCTCTGTCTTTAACTTCTTGGCTGAGCCTTCCTTCAGCCATTACGAAAAGACCCTTTGAGTTATCTACGGTTTTAAGCATGTTGTGCATTACATGAAGAGCTTCGTTTGTCTTGCCCCCTTCATTAGCTCCAATAAACCTATGCAATCCAGAACCAAACCCACCACTTAAAACGTGATCAAGAATCATAGATCCACTCGACACTAGATATGGTTCTGCCCCCTCTTCTAAATTGTAGTGGTAATCTTTGTTTGATTTGAGGAATGCCTCTGTATAGTCCTTTGATCCGCTTTTCTTCTTCATTTTAGTCATTTAAAAAATCTCTTAGTGTTCTAGTCTTTTTCTTCACAGTATCTTCTCCAACTTTTATGCCCGTGTCAACAAATTTATCTTTCTCTGGTGGCTTGTAATTAAATTCCTTATATTTTTTGCTTAAATATTCTCTTCCGTCTTTGGTTAAAAAATATTTAATAGTGCCTTTTAATTCAAAAGGTGGTTTAATCTTACTTAAAAAGTCGAGATCGTTGTCAAACTGTGCGAAAATCTTTGTCACAGTAGACATTTCAAAAACATAATTTATCGGCTTTGAGCCGCCGAGCATACGTTTTAAAAATTCTTTTCTTTCTTTGAAAAAAGGCTTAGCTTGCTTCTTAGCTTTTGGCAAAAACTCATGACCACAATCACAGACCTTTACCCGCGCTCCGAGTAGAGTATTACAGGATGGGCATGACTTTTTACCTCTTGGCATACAGTCAAGATAACTGCATATATGATAAAGTCAATGCTTTAGACTTCTTTTTCCCAATATGAAACCATATCATGGACTAAACCTTTAAAATCAAATTTTGGTTTCCAATTAAGAGCTTTTCTTGCCCTAGTGGAGTCTCCTTTTAATACAGCGAGTTCCTCTGGTCTCATGAATTTTGGATCTTGGGATACATAATCTTTATAATCTAAGTCAAAATATCCAAAAGCTTCTTTACAGAAATCTCTAACAGAGTGACTTTCTTTAGATGAAATAACAAATTCATCTGGCTCATGATGTTGCAGCATCAAATACATTGCTTCAACATAATCTTTAGAGTGACCCCAATCTCTATAAGCATCTAGGTTTCCTAAAACCAACTTATCTTTTTTACATGCTGCGATCTCTGCGACTCCTTTAGCAATTTTTGCCGTCACGAAGTTCTCTCCCCGTCTAGGAGATTCATGATTAAAAAGAATCCCATTAGATGCAAAAAGGTTGTATGAGTTCCTATAATTTCTCACGATACAGTAAGCTGCCAGTTTGGAGCATCCATATGGACTAACAGGCTTCATGTTTGTGGTCTCCCTCTGGAAACCATCTTCGTCTATCTCATTACCAAACATTTCTGATGAGCTAGCTTGATAAAATTTAGAGTCAGGGCAAGAAAACCTATACGCCTCCAAAAGATTTAAAGTTCCTATCATGTTTGTTTGCAAAGTAAACTGAGGAACATCGAAACTAACTCTAACGTGACTTTGGGCAGCTAAATTATAAATTTCATCAGGTTTAATTAATGCCATCAACCTATTCAAAGACGAGGCATCAAGTAAATCGGCGTAGTCCGTTTTAACCAACCCTTTGCCCACCAAATGATCTATTCTGCTTTCCTGAGTGCTAGCTAAAGAATGTCTACGAATAAGACCGTAAACTTCATAATCCTTCTCAAGTAAAAGTTCGGCTAAGTAACTACCGTCTTGGCCCGATATGCCAGTAATAAGAGCTTTTTTCTTTTTCATTTTAATTATTAAATATTATTAGGGATTAGAAGATATGTAAAGGTTTCATTTATTTTGGGATTAAAATCTTGATCCCGATTTAAGGTTTCTGCCTCATCCCATATTCTATGGGGGTCTTCCCATCTAAATTTTTTCAAAGTGTAGGGGTATTTTTTTAGATTGTTCCAATCAAAGCCTCCCTCTTTAGCAAATTTAAAGGTGGGAAACCAAGTGTGCATTTCAATATAAAAGAAAGTTTTACCTTTTTCTAAAATAGACTCTACCGTTTTAAAAAATAAGCTTTCAAAACCCTCTATGTCCACCTTTATGAAATCAGGGAACTCTAACCCCTTTTCCTCTATATAGTCGGTTAGTTTTACAGAACCAAACTGTCCTTCAATGCTAATATCTGGGTCATTATCCTCACCTACAGCAGTCTTGTGATATGTAATATTAGAAAATTCTTTAGTATATTCTTTTAATTTATCAAAAAGATGTGGAACTGGCTCAAAAGCATGAACATGTTTTGCTACTTGACAAAAATATTCAGACATCCACCCAGTATGCGCCCCCAAATCATATACAATATGGTCTTTTTGTATATAATCCTCGTAAATATTCCACTCATCATAAGAAGGAGTTTCCTGAAATGGATTTCTAGTTTTAAATATGATTTTATCTTTAGCCATTGTTTGTTAACCTTGTTTTCGATATTTCTTCTGCGGCTCTTTGGCTTGCTTTAATGTCTCCATTTGTTTTAAGGTAGACTTCATAGTCTAAAAACATTTTATGTCTTTCTGTATTATATAGGGGATGGTGATGATCTATTAAACAATTATCTTTGAAATCGCTTAACGATGGTATTTCAAAACAATCTTTAAAATCATTATGTATAAAGAAACAATCTAATTTTTGCTCTACATTAATTAGATGATAGTTGTGTTTATCTGCCACCAATTTTAAAGCTTTTAACGATGCTCCGTAGCCCCTATCTCCTTCAAATGTTTCATTAGTATTATTAGGGAATGTAATAGCTTCATCAATTGAAAAATGAGAGTTATATTCAACGCTTACAAGTTTAGGGCTATACTTGTTGAGCACTGCGTCAAAAAGCCAAAGATCTGTAGAATCTACATCTATAGATAAATAATCTAAGTCAATTGGGACATTATGATTATCAAATATTTGGCAAATATTGTCAGATGTTAAAAAATATTTATGCAAATTAATTGCTTTATTCTCAAATTCTCCGTCAAAAAAAAGACCTCCCCATCCCTCATTTAAGATTAAATTTGCTGCATTTGATCCCGAACCGCCTGTAAGGGAGTCACAATTAAAGCCAAACTCTACACAAATTTTATTTGTTGGGCTAATCTTATTAAATACATCGTGTATTATGATATCTTGGTTTCCTTGTGAATACATTTTTGTTTCTATCGTTGATTGTGTTTTTTATTATAGAAAAATACTAAGCTTTGTCAAGTCAGGCCAGTCCTGAAGTCGCCATTTTTTAGGTTCTTTATTAATTGCATCGTCTAGCCTGTTTAGACCCTTGAGTGCTGTTTCAGGTGTCATGTAGTAGTGGTATCCGTAAGAAGATATATTTTGCTCCCTCCAAGGCTTATCGGGGAGTCTTCCGTCATAAGACATTTTTTTTAATTCCTGTGCTGCATCAGGGTCATCCGTTAGAATCATTCCTCCTCTACCAAGGCTTAAATGTTTTTGATATTGGAAACTCAAACACATGAAAGTCTTGGGAATATAACTATTCTGTTTCCATAAAACAGCGGCATCAATAATAGATGTCCCTCCTAAATAATAATAGTCTTGCCACTCTTCGTCTCTCCATTCAAGGGGCAGATTTAATTTATTAGCTAAAAAAGGTATAGATATATATGTTCTTTTAGGCACTGATACCTTTTCTGCGTTATTTAATCGCAAACATAACTCTATTCCGTGGGTGCAAGAATCAACGGCCACTCCGTGAGACGCACCAAACCAAGACGAAATTTTGTCCTCAAATTCTTTTACTAATTCAAACATTTTGACGCTTCTATATTTAAACTTATTAATGTTCCATTTTCTTTATCCATATGAGGAAGATATGCCTGTGAACAATCATCTATATTAGAGTGTTCTGTGTCTCTCCAATTGTATTTTTTTACCGAGTCGAAGCCTACAGACTGAAGCAGAGTAGATAGAGATTCAAAATCATAAACTGTCTTATGATAAATGGATTCCTTGGACATATTCATTTTACCATACAGGGGGCCAAGAAATCTACTTAAAGGATACTCTCCGTTTATATACAATTTGCTTATTTGATGAAAATCAGGAACGGCTATCCTTAAAATACCACCGACCTTAAGAACCCTAAACCATTCATTTAAAAGTGAAACGGCTTTTTCTCTGTCGAAATATTCAAACACATGAGAGGCATAAATAACATCTACAGATCTATCTTTAAATTTTAGTTTGGTGATATCTGCGCCCTCAAGATGTTCATAATCTCCTCCATCAATGTGAGTCCATTTATTTCCAAAATTTTTGGAACCGCAACCTAAGTGTAGTTTAATCATTTCTATTTCTGTGAGAACCATGTAACCCGTAAAATTCATCTACATAATCAAAGCCTTTATCTTTTATTTCTTCATAACGTAGGTTCATCTTATTTATTCTATTTATTGCGGATTCTTTATCCAGTTTAACATCAGAAGGCAAAAGGTTTTTTAATTTTGCATATAAATTCTCTACAATTTGTTCTAGTGGGTATTCGGGTGTTTCATTTAATTCTTCAAATTGAATTCGCAGTAAATTTTTTTTGTGGTAATATTTGGGATCAATGATTCTAGGTGGTTTTAATGATTGCCTCTCAGAGCAGACAAAATACCACTTTACCCCTTTAAGCTCTTGGTATCTTACTCCAGATAGACGTTCTTCCCAATAATTTAAATCAGTATTATGAGTAATAACAATTTGTTTGATTTCGTTATTAGTTTCAGAAGAAGGTTTTGCAGGGCATATAAAACCATATAACAAGTTGTATAAAACAGTGCTCCCCGTGCGTGGCGGAGAAGCTTGTATTATCTTATAAGAGTGATCTAAGATTGGCAACGGTCTCGGACCAACCTCAACAGCAGGAAAACCAAACTCAAATGTGTGTCTAGCCATTATTTAAAAATGTTTTATCTCTTGCTTGCCCCATGTATGGCCCTGTTTTTATTTCGTATACTAAAGCGCCATCTTCTAAAGCTTGATAATTATGTCCCCCCTTGAATGTGATTGTTGCGTCCCCCGCTTCTAGTATGTTTTCTTCTAAAAGATTATCTTCCTCATCGTAATGAAAGGTTTTAACCCTTCCCCCAATGACAATCCAGCATTCTTGAGTTATATCTGTTTCTCTGACAAGCCTTAAATGTTTGTGTCCTCTAAATTTATGATTGTCAGGGATCTTTATAGCCGCAAGCTGCAAAAATTCTTTTTCGCTTGAGATATCTTCTCTAAATTCTAGGTTCTGCAAATCAGATTTTCTGTAAACTATATGAAGAGTTTCTCCTTCTTTGTTTTTTATTTCTTTCATAAGCTAATCCATTCTTTTGGGAATATATTCATATCAATGCCCTTAATCCAATTATCGGGATAAATAACCTTTTTATCTACGTTTTTATTTAAAAACGCCGCCCACCAAGAAAAGGTAGAATTCGCTATTATATTATCTGAGCACAAAGACATGCAACAAAGATCTATAAAGGCGTTATGCTGAGGAGGAAAACAGAAGAACCTATCTCCATCGAAATTCTCTTTAACCCAATCATAATCGTCAGAAAAAACTAAAAAACGCTTTTCTGGGAAATACTTTATGGCTTGCTCATAGTATTCCATGCTTTGCACAAGGTGACGGTCTATTTTTAAATAGTCTCCTCTCCTAACATGAATTGAAACAGTTTGCCTGACGTTTATTTTTAATTTATTTAAAATATCTTTCGAATCCTTTATGGTTTTTTTATTGAATTCAATTCCTAGATTATCAGATAGATCAAAATAGTCTTTGTTTTGGAAATAGCCATCAAAGTTAGTGTTGTCATTTATAGAGAATACTTCATGATCAAACATATTATCTTGATGCTCTCTATAAACATACTGGATATATTTAGACAGGAATGTCGCACCTTTTTTTGGTATCTTAATATCGAAACCCTCTTCTAATTGTTGAATTCTTTGCCCAGAATGGTGCATAAACTCTTGAGAGGTTGGATAATACGCTTTATATTTAGTTTTTTGGGCGACTCTTAATAAAAAATAATAATTAAAAAGAGCATTGCCTATAGCTCTATTGCATATATCTAAACATGTAATCATTTGTGTTTGTTAAATTGATCAGCTATTACATCTCCTCTGTTACTAAAAGATTCATCTATATAAGAGTATCCGTTATATTGAGAGGCGCATAGCTTATGAGGCATATATGAATTCCCTTCTTTTTGATATCTTCTAAGAAATACATCTATACAAATATTTTTTTCTGTCCAAAGTATCCAGTCATAGAAATTAGCTGTTTTAGGGAATTCTGTTATAATTCTTGATATAAACTCTCTGTTATGCGTTATAGCGTGAGTGGTCCCAGAGTTAAGAATTTTTAATATTGATTTATCTTCTGTTTTAATTAGAGGATTTGGGATATTTTCTTCTTCTCTAGGGACACACCCCCAATATAACATATCCCAACTTTTATCTTTTAAGTATTGTAAGCAGCTTGAAACTAAAGGTTTTGTATGTTCATAAAAAAAGGTATCGTCTTCAAATATTGTGAATTCTTTATGATCACTTTGCAGTGCCATGTTAAAAATTTTCCAGTGAGCACATGAACAAGCTGCCCTTCCTTTATTGATATAATCACCAATAAATTCTACTCCAGAAACCCTAGTAAAATCTTCATCACCAAATATTTCTGAGAAGTTTCTGGTAAAGGTCTCTAGTCTTTCTTTGCTTTTGTCTAGATTAATAAGATAATATTTCATTTACTTGACCACATTCTGGAATTACTGTTTCTCCTAAAATTTCTCCAGTATCTTTGTTCATTTTAACAACACCTCCATCACACCCTTTGTGCCGCTCAGCCGTAGAAGCTTTTGCAGATGCGCCAACATACAAAATTTTTTCATCAGTAGATAATCCTCTTAATAAATAAATTGCCTCAGTCTCAATGTGATTCAATGTTTCTAGTTGAGGCGAGGTGTCTGGATTTTTTACATGATGCTGTTTGCTGACAGAAAAAACACGACCGTTTAATGAATCACAAATCCAAAACCTGTCTTGATGGTATAAAATACTGTGAGAGTGGTCCCCAAGGAATCTAGATAAGCATAGCATTTCTTGTGTGTGTGGGTTAAATTCATATAAGCAAGATTGTGCATCAAAACTATCTCTATGAGAAATTATCAATAATCTGTCATTATGTCTTTTTATTGTGTTCATGTGCGATTTTTCGCAATTAGGTATGCCTTCATGAACTTGCAAGACCTCTCCTTGAAAATTTGTTTGATATATCCTGTTTGTTTTTGTGGATAGGATATAAATAGAATCTTCAAAGACCTCTATTCCATGAACATCTTCACAACCTTTTATATCAAATTTATTTTTTAAGTTTAAAGATTCATCAAATGAGCATATTCTTGTATCGTGACTCAATCCTGAGTGACTGCCAATTCTAAAGGCTGCGAAAAGTGTTTTGTTAGCCTTTTTTGTTTTTGCTAATCCAAAACAAACACCCTCATTTTCGTGTGCATATTCCTTTGAGGTTAAATTATAAATACCTCTTGATGTGGAAACTAAAATCACTTGTCTTTTATCCACTCTGTTAGTTTTACTTTAGGCTCCCACTTTAGCAATTTTTTTGCTTTTTTATTACTTGCCAAGGTTATTCTAGCCTCTCCTTTGCGCGGCGGTATATGAACATATTTTTCTCCTACAAAATCTTTAATTTCTAGTATTGAAAAATTTTCTCCAGTCCCAATATTGAATAACTCACCAACTATATCTTTGTTTGATAAGTCTCCAGCTAAAACATTCGCTTCTACAATATCGCTAACGTGGGTAAAGTCTCTCCTCTGTTCTCCATCTCCTACAATGGTCATATCTTCCCCGTTATCTCTTTGTCTCATAAAGATACCAATAACAGGGGCATATTGACCTTTGATCGGTTGCCTCTCCCCGTAAACATTGAAATATCTAAAAAATACAGTTTCTAGGCCAAAAAGATCTGTATACATTTTACAAAGCTCTTCTCCTCCAACTTTTGTTACAGAGTAAGGATTTAAACAATCCTTTTGCATTGTTTCTACGTTTGGAGTATCATTTGCTAGGCCATAGGCCGAAGATGTGGAGCTATAAATCACTCTTTTTACCCCAGCCTCTTTCGCGCATTGCAAAATGGTGCAAGTTCCTAAAAAATTGGTTTTAGCGGCTAAGATAGGATTAAATAAAGTGGGTTGTATTCTGGCCTCGGCAGCTATGTGAAAAACTAAATCAACACCATTAAATAGAGGTTTGATATTATTATAATCACATATATCTAAAATATAATTATTAGCTTTTTCGTTCCAGTAAAATTGATCATGTGCGTCACTTGATTCATTATCAATAACTGTTACTTCATAGCCTAAAGAAAGTAGCTTGTCTACTAAGTTTGACCCTATGAAACCTGCTCCTCCTGTTACAATAGCTTTCATTTATATTTATTATAGAGATTTAAAATATTCTGAGCAACAGCAAATTTAGAAAATTTATACTGCGCCCACTGTGTCCATTCGCTTAATATAACTGAATGATAGTGGGTAAAGTGATTTAATAATCTGTTATATATATCATTAATGGATTTTTCATTAGGCTCCGCTACACAAAAGTCAGGGCAAAGATTTGAGTTTGGGTTGTCGCTGCAAACAAGAGGTATAGCCCCACAAGCCATTGCCTCTAAAGCCGTTAGACCTAATCCTTCAAACTTAGAAGGCAAAGCGACTATTTTGCTTGAATTATAAAATTGATTAAGGACTACATCGCTCACATCTCCCACATAAGAGGAATTTGGGAAATGTCCTTGCGGTCCAATAACATATTTTTCTATATTATCTAATAGATTAAATCTTTTATTTGGATCTCCGTAACGCCCAACATACAGACAGTTTATTTCTCTTTTTACGTTTGGGTCAAAAGATACGTCTTTGATGGGGTTCCATATAATGTGAGAATCTACTCCAATTTTTTTTAATTGTTCTTTTACAGGAGGGCTTATACAGGTAACAATATCCGCTTCTGAGAGTTGCTCTTTTAGGGTTTGTATAGGAAAGTCTGGTATATGAGGAGGTATATCTAAAACATTAAAAATCTTAAAGCCGTTTTGAGATAAAGCAGAATCTCTGTGTTGGCTGTCTATATCGGAATAATCAAAGTTATTACTATAAATAAAATCATAGTCATCTCCGACCACAATGTCGTTTCCTAGACCTAAAAAGCCCTCTCCTATTCTGAGTATTTGGCATGTGTATCCCTTGTTCCCATATAATTTTATTTTAGTCATCGTAAATACTGTTCACTTTAGGCATTGGTTCGCCTGTCTTTTTGTAATACTCTTCATCAAACTCTAAGCAATGGTTTTCGTGGTTCCACTTGTAAGAGCAAGCCCCGAAATGTCTGTGTTGATACTCAACCTTTCTTTTGCCTATCCTGTTATTCAGCCAACTATAGTGTTTTATTAAGGCAACTCCCTCAGGGATAGTTGTTAATTCTTCTACTTGGCTGTGTCTAAAGAATTCCCCATCCTTGCCATAGGCAATATCATTATCCCAAATAAACTGCGCTAGTCTATAATCGTTAATCTTTGTTTTAAATATTCTCGGTGGGCGAAAAGGTTCTTCTAAATAATGATCTGTATCAAAAACAAAGTTTCTGAGACTTATTTTAAATAAATTTTTATCAGAAGTCTCTACATATTTTTCTATCTCTTCAATATCTCTTTCGGTATAAAATTCGTCAGAATCAACTAACCAAATGTAGTCTAGATCATATTTAATTAAGTAAAATAGAGCATGATTTCTAGCCTCTGCTTCAGAAATATACTGGGGTGTATCTACTAAATGTTTTAGTCTCTTTTGCTCAACCAGTTCTCTTAGTAGATCTGTGGTATGGTCGTGAAAAGAATCTATACCTTTATATTCTTTAAATGGGACAGAAACAGCAGATACTATATGGTTATCCCTTTTAAGAAAAGGCTCAATAGACTCTAATACATATTCTTCAGTATTGTAGCCGCAAAATATAATTCCAAATTTTTTCATAAGCTAGGCCAAAGTGGTATTGGTAAATTATGTGGTTGTTTTCTAGGGTCTCCAGATTTTACTTCTTCTGGTTCGAAGTCTGGTGAGTCTATACCAGTTTTTCTTTTATGCCAGATTTTTCCCCAAAAGTTTTTATTTATATTGTTTTTATCTTCTAGGTTAAGATATCCTAAGTGAATTATTTTAGGGTCATGTTCGGCAAAAGATACTCTTCCTATACATGGAATTAACTGACCTTGATCATCAATTAATTCGCAAGTGTCACTTTTTTCAGGATCAAAAGTGCCATCGTTTTTTAATGAGAAGTTTACAGAACCCCTATTTGTCCCATCTCTCGTATGAATATACCATTTATAACCTATATTAACAAAACTGTGAACATCTTCATAGAGATCTATCGTTGGCAACATTATGCTACAGGGAAAATCGTGCCTGTTGATTTCAGTAAATAACTCTTTAAATGTATATTTAGACCCAGATATTCTTTCGTCTAGATCTAATTGTATAACAAAATTGTGGCTACACGCTTTAAGACCTGCATCTTTTAGTCTTCCGTCCCAATATAAATCTTTATTTGGGTCTAAATCAGTAGATACAATTTTTATGCGATCAGAAAAAGTTGTTTTGTTTATTTCTGTCTTAATTTCTTCAACTTGATCTTCCAAGGTGCTTATAACCACCTCATCAACATAATAAAACCAATTTTCAAGCACTTGCTTAAAACAAAAGTCGAAGTTGTTTAAATTAAATGCAGTTGTATATAATGAGATCATTTGAATATGGGTTTAAAAATTGAAAAATCATGCTTATCAATTAAGCCTTCTCTCTGATCTAGAACCTCATACCTATACCAGTCGTTTAAAAACTTATCAAAATCAATACACTCCCGCATGTCATCGGTTAGATGATTCTTTAAACAATCTTCAACAGATTTTATGTTGAGAGGATCAAACCCTTGATCATAAATTTCTTTTAGAAGTTTTGCTCTGTTTTCATATCTTTTTTTAATTAGATTGTGATCATTTTCAAAGCCTAAAACAAGGTGATTGCTGTTAGGGAAAAAGTAATATTTAAAATTGTGTTTAATAAAGTGATATGTATCTTGCCTTCTTTCAGATCTTACATTTTTTTGATACTCTTTCTTCCAAAAAGGATGATTGGATATTTCCGTTGTTTTTGAAACACCCGCGATTCCTTCATGTGGGTTATTAACAAAACGAGTCTCTTCATTTAATTTAAATAAAAATCTTTTGTTATAGAGATAAGTTCCATCAATATTTAAATCATCTAACTCTGCACATAATTTCTTTAAGTTTTTTGTAAAATCTGGCGAAAGTCTCTCTAGACTGTCTATTGTCAAAAACCAATCACCTATTATTATTGGCCCCTGAAACAAACAATGGTTTCTACTGAAATCTAACCTATTGCACCATTTAGTATAGATGATCTCGCCCTCTCCTTTAACACTTTCTAGATAATCTGCGCCATTATCCTTGGGGTAGTGGAATGTCCAAACCAAGCCGTCAAAGTCATCTTTGATTGGTTCTATAAGTTCACGAAGGTCTTTTTCATGACCTTCATTAGTTACTCCTATAAGCCATAATCTCATCCTATGTGTTCTGAATATATTTTATTAGTATTAAAAAAGGAAAATGGTGTTCTTGAATTTGTTGCGCCTTTTAATAAATCACCAGACATTAGCTCGCAGTGATAAGAGCCAAGTTTGTCTAAATAGTTTTGAGCAGACTTCCAAGCGATAAAAATCTCTGTAGTTCTGTTTATATTTGGCTGGAAAGTGAATGTAGGACCATATTTAGTATAGTTAATTGCTTGAGTATATATATTATCATTCTCAACTAAGTGATTGCCCTCAGGCTCTCCGAAGTCTTTAGATCCGTTAAATCTTACGCAAAGTTGATTTGGATTATCATCAAGAAACTTTAAGGAATCTTTAAAAACTTCCTCTAAACAAACTTTAGAATTAAATATCCAGTCGTCTTCCAACCACAGAGAATATTTTTGTTTTCTAATTTCTAGGTCCGAATATGCTGTATAAATATCTTTAAAATATCCTGCCGAGTGAGACAAGTGGTTCTCAGAGTGATGCACTATATCTTCTTTTGATTCTAGAACCCTAATATCGAGATATGAACAAAATGATTTTATTTCGTATGCTATGTCTTCTTCCCCATCTCTTGATTTTAGGTGAAGAAGTTTGTTTGAGAAAATTGACAGGTCTATCTGGCTATGAAGTTTGTTAAGACAATCCTGATAAGTGTGTCTGCCACCATGACCCATAGTGGTGCTAAAAACAATAAGATTTAAAGGAAGTGTAGACATAAAACCTCTGGGCCTTAGTATCAGACCCAGAGGTTACTATGACCTCAAGGAAATAAATCCTCGACCTGTCTTATTGTAGAATTAATTGTTATTTTTGTCAACTAATCCTCAATAATCTCTTCGCTGATTTTGCCTAGTATATAAGCAAGTGTCTCATCAGTCTCAAAATCTGGGGGAGGAACCTCTATTTCCTCATCATTTATTGTGTGCAGGTTAGTCATAGTATGACTTTCTACACACAAAATTTACAAAACGGAACTAACCCTCACAAGAAGAACAATTTAGTATTGATCTAGCTAATTCTTGACTAGGGTTAGCACTTCTTTGGTAATAAAAACTCTTAACTCCTTGTTCCCAGCCGAAAATAAGTAATTCGCTAACTTGTTTCGGTGGACATTTAGGAGAAATCATTACGTTTAGGCTTTGACCTTGATCAATGTATTTCTGTCTCTGAGCAGCCTGTATCACTATCTCTTTTTGGGAAATTTCACCGAAAGTTTTAAATACATCTTTTTCATGTTCTGACAGAAAGTCTAAATGTTGAACAGATCCTCCTTTTACTAAAATTGACTTCCAAGTAGTCGCATTGTTTTTGCCTTTCTCTTCAAGGAGTTCTTCTAGATGGGGGTTTTTATATGTGAATTTTCCCTTGGCTAAATCCTTGGTAAAATAATTACTATTTAATGGCTCAATAGATGGAGAAACTTGACCGAGAATAAATGAGCTAGATGTAGTGGGAGCAATCGCCATAGTGGTCATATTCCGTTTTCCATAGCCGCGAAGATGTTCTGGCTCCCCAAATTCTTCTGCTAATTTTGAAGTAGCTCTGTCGCATCTTTCTCTAATTATATTATGTATCTCTGCATTTAAAAACTGAGCCTCCAATCCTTCAAAGGCAATATTCTTAGATTGTAAGAGAGAGTGCCAACCGAGAACCCCAAGACCCAAAGCTCTTTGTCTTTTTGCAAAGTTATGACAAGACTTCATAAAAGGAATATTTTCTGTTTTGTAGATATATTCCTCCATAACTGCGTCCAGAAACTGAACGAGGGTTTCAACCGCATCAGTTTCTTTTATTTCGTCCCACCTGAGAAGATTTAAAGAAGACAGGCAACAAACAAAAGATTCGTCCTCTGATGAATGTAGGGCTATCTCACTGCAAAGATTAGAAGCGTGGATTTTGAGTTTCTTATCCTTGTATGCTTGTGGAGCATTGTTGTTGGCGTTATCTGTAAAAAATATGTATGGGTATCCTGTTTCAAATCTTTTCTTTATTACATTCGCCCAAACCTTTCTTTTATCTTTATCTCCATCTACCATTGATTGCATCCACTTGTCATCAATGCAGACAGCAAACGACATTTCTTGGATAGGATTTCCTTCACTTCTAATTCTTAAAAATTCCTCAATATCAGGGTGATCTATAGGAAGATATGCTGCGAAAGATCCTCTTCTTACATGTCCTTGAGAAACAATAGAAGCAACCTTGTCGAATAGTTCCATGAAATAAACTGCGCCAGCAGAAACTCCTCCCACGCTAATTGGAATTCCTCTTGCTCTTAAATCACCAAAATACCCTGATGTCCCAGAGCCATGTTTTGTTTGCATTCCAACTTCCGCTTGTTTGCGAAGAATAGAATCCATTTTATCGTCAACATAAACGCCGTTACAAGAAATGGGTAATCCTCTGTCTCTGCCAAAATTAGACCAAACGGGACTAGCGAGAGAATAAAACCCTCTCTTCATATAATCTTCAAACTTATCCGCAAACCCACTCTGCCTTAAATATTTTTCAGCAGCCTCCGCAATAGCCCTTATTCTTTTTTTAGGACTCTCTCCTTTTTGTAAATAACCTCTTTCAAGGAATTGTTTAGAATCTTCGTTTAACCAATAATAGTCTTTCATTAAAATAAATCGTCAGCGTCAAATGTTTGAGAGTTTTTTGCATATTCTACAGGCCGCGTATGAAAAAAATCAGTAGCATTATTCCCGAGCAACTCTTCTTCAAACCAGATTGTATTCACTAATAGCTCCTTGTCAACGTCAAACGCCTTCCTAAAGCCAATTTGTTCTAATGATTCGTTAATTCTATTCTTAATAAATTCTTTTAAAATCGGTGCGCTTATGCCTTTCTCATTATAACCATTGATCATCCAGTCTACAATTTGAGATTCTGCCTTAAAAGCGGCTTGTGATTCTTCTAAAATCTTCTCTTCAAGACCATCATCAAAAAGCTCTGGATGTTCTTCTCTAATTGTGTTGATTATCTTAATTCCAGCTAAAGCATGAATATTTTCTTCGTTCCTTGTATATTTTACCTGCTGACCAGTATCCTTTAGGACATTCTTGTAGCGATTAAACCAATTAATTACATAAAACTGGCTAAACAGTGAAACATTCTCTACAAAAAGTGTAAATAAAATAAGAGCATAAACATATTGCTTTTTAGAGTCTTTATAAAATCTGTGAGTGTATTTCCTCAGATAATTTACCCTACCCTCAATAAAATCGAGCTTAAGGTTCTGCTCAAAAATATCCTCCAATCCTAATACTTTCAGTAATCTCTCATAAGCGTTATTGTGGATAACTTCCACATTAGCCATAACATACCCTAAATCAGTCAAACTGGGGTGAGGCAGATTGTCTCCTAGCTTGCTCCAAAATTTCTTTACCGCAACTTCAATTTGCCCAATAGCAGAGAGAGTCCTGATGATCATCTCTCTTTCTGTATCATTTAAATTTACGCTAAAATCTTGCACATCACTGGTAAAACTAAATTCTTTATCTGTCCAAAAGCCGTTATGCATGGCCTCAATAAATTCTTCTGCCCAAGGGTAGTGATCTGGCTTTCTGGATATTTGTTCTTCAAAAATCATTTCGTAAAGTTACACATGTTAGGGGGCGCTAAGAAACCCGTCAATCGCTTTTTCTCAAAAAAATGCCGAAGGCATTAAATTAATATGAACGGATGGGTAACGTATGGAATATTATTTTAATACGCATCCGTTACGCTCGTATTCAATACGCTCAATAACTAGATTCTAGACTGTTTTTTTTGGCTGTCAAGAAAAAAATAAAATGGATATTTTCCTTTAAACAACGTATAGTATAGCACAATTGATTGAAGATTTAACAGACTGCGCTCTTACCGATTTAATCAAAAGAGAGAATAATGAGGATGCCTTAAATGAGTTGATTTTAAGACATTCTGGTATATATGTCGATATGCTCAAAAAATTTGGATTCAAATGTTTGACAAACAATCAAGTTCAAGACATCATGAGCGAAAAGGACTATGTTATATACAAAGCGGCTCTTGAATACGATGAAAATAAAGCTAAATTTTCCACCCATTTAGCCAATAAAGCCAAATACCTTTGTTTAACACAAAAAACTAAAAACAAGAATAATAAAATATCTTCAAATTTTGAAGATGTTCAGTTTTCTCAGAAAGACAAGGGGTCCACCCCAGCAGAATCTTGTGATTTAAATGATTCTTTTGCTAGAATATTAAACTTGATTAGCAAACACAAGGATAAGAGGCTTCAGACTATATTCCACGAAAGATACTTTTGTGGCAGAAGAGGAAAACTACAGCCTTGGAAAGAAGTAGCTAAAAAATTAAATCTTTCTGCTCAAGGCTGTATAAATATACACGATAAAGCCGTAAAAGAATTAAATTACAAGATCAATAATGAGACGATTAAATTTTGATGGCCCAATAAATGGCTTAAGCTTGGGCAATGTGTCTCTTAATATGCTAAGAGAGATTAAGGAGAGGGAAATAGATCTGGGCATCTTCCCTATAGGAGATAAAGGTGAATTTGAGGCTTATGATAAACTAGACGAAGAATTTAAACAGTGGGTTGGAACATTATCAATGAGCCGTCTTAAAAAGATTCATCCAGAAACTCCTACTTTAAAAGTCTGGCATATTAATGGCTCAGAAAGAACTTTGGCTGATCAATATTTATATACTTTTTACGAAGTAGATTCTCCAACAGAAGAAGAAATTAATATTGTAAAATTACAAAAACATGTCTTTTTCTCTTCATCCGAAGCTGCGGAGAGTTTCAAGGAAAAAGGTTGTGAAAATGTATCTCATGTCCCTTTGGGTTTTGATAAAGATTTTTACGAAGTAGATAAAAAATATCTAGAAGATGATGTAATTCACTTTGGCTTAATCGGTAAGTTTGAAAGAAGAAAAAACACACAAGCCATAATTCAATTATGGGCTAATGAATTTGGAAATAATCCAAAATATCAACTTAGCTGTTTAGTGACTAACCCTTTCTTCAACCAAGAACAAATGACTCAGGCTATTCAATCCTCTACAGGTGGAGCATCTTTATCTAATATAAACTTTTTACCACGACTCGCTACTAACTCAGAAGTCAACGACTTTATGAATTCAATAGATATTGATCTTTCTGGATTGTCTAACGGAGAGGGTTGGAACCTACCAGCATTCAATTGCACAGCTTTAGGTAAATGGTCTGTAGTTAGCAACTGCACATCTCATAAAGATTGGGCAACCAAAGAAAACTCCATTTTAGTTGATCCAATTGGTAAACAACCCTGTTATGACAATTTCTTCTTCAAAGAAGGTATGCCGTTTAATCAAGGGCAATACTACAAATTAAACGGTGATGATATGCTTGAGGCCATGAGAGAGGCTGTTAAAAAAGCGGGACAAAAGAACACTGAAGGGACAAAATTAAGGGACAAATTTACCTATTCGGATACCGTGGATTTAATTTTAGACCGTATTTATAGCGATTCTTGAAATGGCACGGTTAATGTTATATAATAATATATTATGAACTATAAATTAAACACTCACCTATTAGATAATTTTTTTGATGCATTCGGGACTAGCAAACACGCTGATGTAAAAGATTGCGGAGATGTATATTCTGCTGAATTTGAACTAGCAGGATTTGCTAAAGAGGATATCGAAATCACTGCAACTAATGACAATTTGGTTATTAAAGCAAAAAATGATAAGCGCCAAAAGGATTTTAAATTAAATTTATATGGAGCAGTTTCTGTTGAAAGCATTTCTTGTGATACAGAAAATGGGCTTTTAACGGTAACTATGCCTAAAAAGTGTGTCAGCGAGCAGCGAAAAATTAAAATTCAGTAGTGCCAATATATATTTACAAACACCCCGAAGAGGATATATATGAAGAGGTTGTTCAGGGAATGAACGACCCTCATGTATTTTCCAAAGAAGGCGTTGAATGGCAGAGAGTTTTTCTTTCTCCGAACGCAGCAATATCGAGCGATGCTGATCCTTTCAGTAGTAACTCTTTTGTCGAGAAAACAGCCAACATGAAAGGCACCTTCGGAGACATGATGGATTATTCCGCAGAACTGAGTGAGAAAAGAGCAGAAAAATCAGGTGGAGAAGACCCTTTAAAGAGAAAAATGTTTTCAGACTACGAAAAAAGAGTAGGCAAAAAACACATCGCAGATAAAAAGACCACCTTTGAGAAAAACGGTATTAAAGTTGACCTTGATTAAGGTGAGGGTGGTGGAGTAGTTAGCAAGGTTCCATACCAAGTAGCCCCCACAGAGACACAGAGAGTAGTCCCTGATATAGCCATAGCTCCCCTCTGCTGGCTCATGCTCATTCCCTCCCAAGCTGGGAGCTTAAATCCGCTAACAAAATCTTTTATGCCGTGGATTGTTTGATCTTCACTTAAATCTACAAATCTTCCTGTCGTATAACCCGTTACGTCATGTATCGTAGCTATATCATAACCACTCAAAAACCCGCTGGTTTGTATTTCAAAGCTGCCAGAGACAATACCAGAATTGTTTATGCTAACACTGTTTCCGAAATAATTTTGACCATCTTCAAAATAATGACCAGATGCAAACTGCACATAAAATCTATTAGGATCTCCCACTGTTAAAGAGGAGCTTGATTGATCTTTTATAGCCGCACAACCAGTTGCAGCTTTTGCAAAAGTAACTCCAGCACCTCCTAGTGAAGTATTACTCTCACTTCCAGTGTTAAAAACTATTGAGTTTCCATTCAATACGACATTATTGATACCGCTAACTCTGGTTGAATTAGCCACAATTCCTATATTATTTGTTCCAGCTAACTGAGTATTAGACCCAGCCAATAGAACATTACCGCTTTCTACAAGAAAGCTGTTATCTCCTGTGCTGGCAGTTCCGAAAACTTTTTTGTCCCTTATCCTTAAGTCACCAGTAAAATTAAAATCACCAGTTAAATTTCTAGATAAAACTAGACTAATCCCAGTATCGCTACTTTGGTCAATGTGAAAATCTCCAGATGGCCCTAAAAAAGTGGGCATCTGAAGCTGTTCTGGTTGAATTTTATTAAAAGGCATCCTACAATAGATTATCTTTAATAGATTACACGAATTCAATGAAATTTACTCTTTATAAGCCAAACTCTAAAAATACAGGGGCAGCTTTTAGCTTTGACCTAGCTAAAGACAAGAAGGGCAATGCAGTTATGTATGTATCAATGATCCAGCAACATAGTTGGAATGATAAGACTAAAAGCGGCTCTTTCAAAGAAAATGCCAAGAATCCTGAGAAATCAGGCACAATTAAGCTCTCCGCAAACGAAGCTGGCGAGGTTCTTTCTTCATTTAAAACAAGAATACCATTTGTTGCTTTTCATAGGAATAATGAAGATACAACAATTATTAAATTTACGCCTTGGGATAAAAAAAGAAAGATTATGGGCAAAGATGGAGATGAATGGCATGAAACACCAGCTTTCGGTATAAGCGTAAGTAGGAACTCATCTCAAATATACAAACTCCCTCTTGAAGCAGGAGAAACGGAAGTGTTATCAGAATTATTGAAAAAATATATTTTAAACTCTTTTGTTACAAATGATTCTTATAAAACTCAACCTCCGAAAGAAGAGCCTCGCAAATCCGAAAAAGCCGCAGAACTTGAAGATCTAGATGTCCCGTTCTAAGAAGCTAAAAGTTTTAGTTCACTCTAATCATTCTAGGTTAGTCACTGGATTTGGCAAAAACGCAAGAAATATATTACTGGGTCTAAATGAAGATCCAGACATAGAGGTAATAGAAGCGGCAAACGGACCAAGATATGGCACTGATTTGATGACACCTTGGGAATCTTATGGGACACAACCTATAAATTCTTCATTGATACAAGCCATTCAAGGAGATCCCGCTAAAGAGAGAGGTGCTGGATATGGGTTTTATACCATAGATCAAATTATAGATGAATGCAATCCAGATATATATCTCGGCATTGAAGATATATGGGCTTTCGGGGGCTACGAACACAAGCCTTGGTGGAATAAAATAAATAAAGTTCTTTGGACAACCTTGGATAGTTTACCGATTTTAGATCAAGCCTTACAAATGGAACCTCATTGTGATAAGATGCTAGTTTGGGCATCTTTCGCAGAGGAAGAAATGAAAAGACTAGGTTATAAAAATGTAGAGACTCTCCACGGTGCTGTAGACTATACAAACTTTAAACCTCTTGATAACAAAAAAGAGCTAAGAGAAAAATTTAATCTTCAAGATAATTATGTAATTGGATTTGTTTTTAAAAACCAGCTAAGAAAATCTGTCCCAAATCTTTTAAGAGGATTTAAAATTCTAAAAGAAAAAAATCCAGACTTAAAACCCAAATTGCTTTTGCATACAGATTGGGGGGAAAGGGGCTGGGATATTCCTAAATACATAAAGGAACTAGAATTAGATCCTAGTGACATTCTATCCACTTACGTTTGTCACGCTTGTGATTATTATTCAGTCTTACCATATGAAGGTGAGGACAAAAAATGTCCAAGTTGCAATGCAGAAAAATCCTTTAAAACCAAAACAAGCTCTAAAGGAGTTGGGGAAAAAGAATTAAATGAAATTTATAACTTAATGGATGTTTATTGCCACCCATTTACCAGTGGTGGTCAAGAACTTCCAGTGCAAGAAGCTAAAGCCGCTGGGCTGATAACTTTAGTCACAGAATATTCCTGTGGGACAGACTCTTGTTATGAACATCAAGGAGGAATTCCTCTAAAATGGAATGAATATAGAGAGCCTCATACTCAGTTTATTAAAGCTTCCACATGTCCCCACGACATAGCTCAACAGTTGCAAAAAGTTAGCAGAATGAGCGATGATGATAAATTTATTCTATCAAATAAAGGAACCAAGTATGTAAAAGAAAAATTTTCCGTTTCAGCCACTGTCGAAAAGCTTAAAAAAATTCTTCTTGATCTTAAAAAACCCACTAAAGAAGAACAAGAAGAAAAAGCTACTGAACAACCACTAATGCTTAATGATGTTCTTGGCGATGAGGGCCAAGAAAACAGAATAGCAGTTGTGCTGCCAGAGTCAGCGGGAGATATACTAATATTGAATTCTCTAATGGATAACCTCAAAAAACTTTATCCAGAAAAAAACATATATGTATTCACTAAACCTGAGTTTTACCAAATGATTGATGACAATCCAAATGTGCATAAACTTCTACCATATCAACAATCTTTAGATAACTTGCTTTACTTAGAGGGAAGAGCAGACCACGAAGGCTTCTTTCAGATGGCATTTTTACCAAACATTGGAACTCAAAGACATCTTAACTATCTTCACAATGGAGAAGATAAAACACAATTTCAATTAACATGAGCCATCTAGCAGAAGAATATGCCAAATGCTGTGGGGTTAAAATAGGAAAACCTGTTTTAAAACCTCACTATTTTCCTGTTCTTTACGATAAATATATAACAATACATAACGATAAAAAAGTCCAAGCAAAAGAGTATGACATGTGGCCCGATGTAATTAAAATACTTAAAAAGTATTTGGGTGACATAAAAATTATACAAATAGGAGCGCAAGGAGAAGAAACAATACAAGGCGTAGATAAACACATGCCTACAGCATCTCTTAAGCAGTCTTCTTATATTATAGATAAAGGATTAGGTCATTTAGGCATAGATAGTGTGCCAGTTCACATCGCTTCAGCCTTAGATAAACCAGTTGTTGGCATTTATGCACATACTTACGCGAATACATGTAAACCTTTATGGAATGATAAATCAAAATCAATACAAATTGAATCTCACAGAAATGGGAGAAAACCTTCTTTCTCTTTAGAAGAGCACCCAAAAACAATCAACCTGATTAAACCAGAAGAAATAGCCCAAGCTGTGCTTGATGTATTACATATAAATAAAACAGTAACACATAAAACTATTTTTATTGGTGATCACTATACTTCTAACTTTGTGGAAGTAATTCCATCTCAGCCAACCACCGTTCAAGCCACCTTAATTGATGTAAGAATGGATGTTTGCCATAATGAAGAAGTGCTCGGTGGAATTCTAGGAAGAAATGATGTGGAAGTAACTACAAATAAACCCATTTCGCTACCTCTATTAGATACAAGAAAAATTAAAAAAATTGTTTACAAAAGCGATTTTTTTGATGTAGATTTTTGCGAAGCTGTAAAAAGTAGAGCAATACCAATTTCTTTAGAATGCAGGTCTTCAGATCATCTAAAAAAACAAAGAGCCAGACTTTTTGATTGTATGATAAATTTATTAGATGAGAACGAGATAATAAAAAATAATAAAAAAAGATTACCCGAAGAAGATCTTGGAAAAATAAACATTGCGAGTAACAAAAAAGTTGTTTGCGGAGATGAGATTTATGAAAGTATATATCACTTGAATGATAAGAAAAATTCAGACGATTTTTATCTTGATTTAGATTTTTATAGAGTTTATACTGATTCAAATGAGTGAGAAAAAGATCTACGGACCAGATGTTTACAAGCGCAACGAGCATGGACTGCTTGAAAATGTAGACTATGAATTTAACGAAGACGGCTCTGTCAACTGGAGAGCTATGATTAAGGAAGAGTTTCTCTACCCTAACAAGGATTGGTTTTCTTCTAGGAAGAAAGATGTGCCTACTTCTGTTGAGGGTCTCTCCGATAAACAGCTTCTCATTATGCTTGGAGGAATTAAGGAGTTAGCCAAAATGAGGGGCTATCATACTATTGATTTCAAGGTAGATAATATTTCAGACGGTTACGTTACCGCAAAATGCCAGATAGACTGGATAGAGAATTATGAGTCTTCATTTGGAGGTATTAGCTCTCGCTACACAGATGTAGCTAATGCCACTCTTGCAAATACAGACAATTTCTGCGCTAAATTCCTAGAAACAATCGCTTGTAATCGTGCTTTTGTCCGTTGTGTGCGTAATTATCTCAATATCCACATTGTGGGTGCAGATGAGATTGATAAGTCAAAAGGAGCTAATAATTCCAACACTGTGGAATATGATGCCTCTAGCGACTCCGCTATGTTGCCTTTAACGCCCTCAGGAGCACTCCAGAAGGCTTTAGATGAAGATAATGGGGTAAAGTCCTTCGATAAGTTTAAAGAGCTTCTAAGGGCCTTGTGGAAGGAAGAAATTTACAGAAACGAAGAGGCTGCGAACTGGAAATCCTATGAAGATATCCCAGCCAAAGAATGCAGAAAGCTCATCGCAATCTGTAAAAAATCATAATTTAAGCCTGTTTCTTTGAGTCGCGTTGTATGTGCTAGGCACATTTGACTTAGAATTCATAGCCTCCATTCCTTGATTCATTAGTAACTCAGGATCTGGCGGTATTAACTTAATACTAGATTCTGAAATTGTCGTTGTAATTCCCTGTGGACCTATCGACACAGAAACAGAGTTCATTGTTGATTTAAACGCAGGTATATGTAAACCATATAAAGTTCTAGAGGAGGAAGACGGACTATCTGACTGTTCCCTGTATTCTCCCCTTAAACCCTTCAAAACTTCTATTTCTGCCAAAGATCCATTATGGCTAGAAAGACTTAAATGATTAAGAATATTTGGAGTAGCTGGAGCATCGAGAGTATATGACCTAAGATCAAATCTATCTGCAAGGTCTGACATTTTTTGAGAATTTCCGTCACCCTTAGCTATATCTCTATCCTCTTTGTCTGCCCTATCTTTTTCTTCCTCTTCTTCATCAACCTTATTGACTCTTGTTTTACTTCTAGTATATTCTAATTTTAGTCGCTTGTTAACATTCTTTGCCATTGCGACTTCATAGTTTATGGCAGACTGTCTAGCTATCTCAAGAACCGAAAGAAATATATTTTTACCGTTTTGTAAGGTTGGTCCCCCGAGATACCACAAAGAGTTTCTTCTAGGGTGTTGAAAAAATTCTAATTTATTAAAAACAGGATCAAAGTCTATCGCCTTATCTGTTTTTTCGGCTTCTGCTTTTTTCTCCTCAACATTTTTCTTCTCAAGCTTTGGTATGTTTCTTATAGATAAGAAGAAAAAGGACTCTCCTATAGCTTCAGATTTTACAGCCTCATCATTTGTAAACTGCTGCATCTCTCCTACTTTCCTTTTTTCTTTAGGAACACCCAAATGTTCTAAGAGATCATTTAACTCAGCAAGTTCATCTACATCAGCTATATTTTTATCTTCAGAGAGAGGTCCAAATATAGTTATATTGTTTGTATTAGTGAATTGCATTCTCTCTACCTTATATTTACTATAACCATTTGATATATAAATACCTCCAGCCACAGCAAAATAAGCAGCCATCATCTCTCTCATTTTTGTTCCCGATGGCTTGGGCAACGGTTTTACTATATCTTGATCTGCCGCTAATAACCCTCCACGCTTGCCTAAGTAAGTTAAAAGCTTGTAGTAAAATCCAGCTTTCCCAGATCTCATCATTGGCGCACCATCATCAAGTCCATTGTGAGTTATTTTACTTGGATTCTCTAAGTCAAATTTCCAACCATGACTACCTTGCCACACGAAATCAAATTCTTTTGGATTGGCATCATGTTTGGCTTGCCACGCTTTCATTTCATCCTTGGGATCTTTTACAGACTTACCCCAAGCAAACAACGTCCCGCAATTCGGTTTTTGCATGTAGAGACTTGATTTTATCCTTACCTCTTCATTATCATTTAGCGCCCACAAAGGAGGCATCTCATTAGGATTATTAATTCTATTTAAATGCATTAAAGCAAAAGTATATTTATCAAAAACTTCTGCATCGTCAGCTACACCTTGGTTGAATAGAGCAAACCAGAATTTTAAATCTCTAGCCTTCATCGGGAACCTTATCTCATCCCAAGCTTGTTCAAGATCGACTCTTTTGAAAAATATTGGTCTTGGCCTATCTTCATCAGGACCACTAGATTCGTCTTTTTGTTTCTCCCCACTTCCAATATAACTATTAACAATTTTAGTGGTCACTAAACTTTCTGTAAAGCTAGCACTTATAATATTAGAATCGTTAGTTTCTGTATAATCATCTACTGGTATAGAAGCTGCCATCTCTGTATTTACAAACTCAAGACCACCAGTATTTGGATTAACATACCAAAAATAACCAAAGTAAGAAGCAATAGCCCCGACAACACTCTCTAGTGTCCCACTCACCTCAAACAAAACATCGTCTGATACAGGTAACCCTGTAACTGGAATCCCCGCTAAACTAAGTATTGTTTTAAACTCACTTAAAGTATACCCAAATTTTAACTCATACTGAGCTAGATCTGGAGATGATAAATATTGATTACTAACAGCGTCAATATTAAGAGATAATTCTGGGACTAATTCATGCTGATGATAACATAAGCCAACTTTCATCCCATCAAATTGTGCTCCAGCCTCATAATTGTAAACCCTTCCAGCTAATATAGTAGATCCATGAATACTTGGACCACTGGCTGGGAAGGGCTTCAGGGGACTCCCAATAACTTCACTAAAGTAAGGAACTGGTCCTTCATACTCTTTACCAAAAACTGGAGCATTTACACCCCTAACCAAAACTACATAAGACTTTAAAGTCAAGGAGGTTCTATCTACATATTTTCTACTTATAGCTCTTCTGGTTGGGCCAGAATTTCTTGTTAATTCAGTGCAAACAAAGTTTTCAAGTGCTGTTTGTATTTTATCATTAGAAAAATTGTTAACATCCCCCAAAGCGCCAATAACCGTGCCGAGACCATTACTTCCATCTAAATTTTTTGCACTCAATACAGTATTAACGGTCGCTGTATGACCACCTCCTGAGTTTGTAAAATTTAAATCTACTTTTGTAATAGTCTCTTTCTTCATAAGCTTAGATTATCGGTATAAAGGCCATTCCTTAAACCGCTATTCACACTAGCACTTACACCAGATTTAATCATCTCGACACCAGTGTAAGTCTCCAAATAGTCATCGGGATGTTGCAAAACTCCATTAATATAGAAATTAGTCCTGCCTTCTAGGAATCCTGTATCACTATACAAATCTGGGGATAACCCTGTTATTGAATGAGTCCTTACGCCTTTCTTATAGGCGGTATATTTAAATTTATTTTTATTAGAACTAGTAACCACTCCTCCTCCCGCCGAGAAATCAGGCTGATTTGCGGCAGAAGCTCCAACCCCAAGGCCAGAATAAACTTTTTGACCATTTAAAAAATATTCAAAATCTACAAAATTGTCTGCTGCTGACGCAAAGGCGGGATATCTGCCCACTATGCTTGTTTTAAGAGATGCCCCCAAATCACCAGTTCCGATAAAAATCCCACCAGTATCAAAGTTGTAAATACCTCTGTAATTAGATTTGTGAGGAGAAGTGGATGCAAAATTTAACACATTTGTTTCAATAGGATCTACGCCTGTTCCTTTGACGAAAAAATCTCCCGTTTCTATTTTAAATACAGTTTTATTTGTGATCACTGTTTGAGAGGGGACTTCTTGAGTATAATTCGTCCCATTCATAGATAACCTTATAGTATCCTGCCCAGTGACAATTTTTGGATTATAATTAAACTGATCAAGAGTTCCCCCAACTTCTAAATTAAAACCATTAAAATTATTAGTTGAAAGATCCTTTGAGTGACAACCAGAAACAGTTTTATCACCTGTAACTATAGTGAAATCGTAAATCATAATCCTATCTGTCCCCCCAAATATTTAATAAAGTTTTTCTTAAGAACATAAGAATCGCCTAAGAAATGAACCCCAGAAGATGCTGGAATTTGTTGATTTATAACGGTTTCATAAAGAGGTTCTTGAATAACACCACTAATACCAGAAGTCACTCCTGTTTGCATCCTAGATCCAAAAAGCTGGACAGCCACTGTCGCAGCCCCAGAGATACCTTTTTGTTCAACGTATTCGTTTACCGCAACATCTATACCCCTTAGACCCAACGTGTCAAAAGCTTGTTCTCCTGTCGGCGTATACTGGTAACCCGAACCCATACCCCCATACAAAGCGCCAACTTCTTCTTTTACAAAAGTGCTAACACCACTATCAGATAAAGCATCATTAAAAGAGCGATATATAAAGTATCTATCACCTTCACCAGTATCCACGCTTGACGCATTAAAGAAACTACCAGTTAGCATATATCTCCCCGTAGATATGTTAACACTACCTGTATTTTCATAGTCATATCCTGTTATGCCAGTTTTATATACTATAGTCTGCGAATACCCAGTTACGTTCTTCTTGAAAGTAGTAGTCCCTGCATTTTCAAAGTAATTCCCCGCCAAACCACTACCAACATCAAACATTACGTTTGCGGGTATATAACCACTGACCAATGCAAAAGAATTTAAACTAATATCAGCAGTCTTAAACGAACCATTGGTCCCTCTAAAATATTCGTCAGATCCTCCTATGTAAAACTTATCATTATTCGCTATAAATTTACTATCTAATGAAAATGTTGAATTATTGACAACATTATTCAAATAGTCACAACTAAATAAAGATATGCTATTAGCTCCTACAGAAAACCCAACAATATTTCTTTTGGTTACCTCTATAGAACTATCAAACTTAATAAAATCCCCATTTTCATTAAAGCTCTGATAAAAAAGATGACCCCTGTCAGTTAAACCAAAATTATATCCTTTAGCCCCAACAAAAACTTCGTCATTCACAGTGTTAGAAGTTTTTTCTAAAGAACCAAATAAAACACAATTGCCTACTTGATTATTAAATTCCAAATCAAATAAAGCAGAGCATGAAGAAAAATCTAAACTAGAAATCCCAGTTACCTCAATATTGGAGTCGTTCAAATGAGCCTGATCACCATTGAGAAAAGTTCCAGTAGTAAAAAGTAAAGAGGTCTCTTCCACAGCATGTGCAGAATCTCTAACTATGCCGCTATAAAGACCCGTGTCAAAAGCGGGATCTGAGTTTTCAAAAACAGTGTAATATAAAGAATTATCAAGGTTTTCACCCATACTTCTCCCGCTAAGTCCAGAAAAATCATAATAAGCCAGCAAACGCTTGTTGCTACCAAACGTGGCTTTCATGATGTAATCCATAGATTGTCGGCTCATATTAGTAGTATCTACTTAGATTATAAGAAATAGTTTGATCATTTAAACTACTAGATTCACTAAATTTGTAAACCCCAGTAGAATAACCACTAACTACGTCCATTAATTCAGGCATCTTCCCAGTTCCTCCTTCGCATGTGGCGCTAATTGCCCATTGCCCAGCACTCCTCTTCATAATTAACTGTTTAGCGAAACCACCTATACTTGGAACAATACCGCTTTTTTCAATCGGTTTAGTGTCAGCGATTGACAATTGCAATCCAGTCAAATTACCTGAAGCTAAATCTACCTTATTATCAAATGATGCAGAATAAGTTATAGTAGAAGCGTTTGGGTCTTTTGAGAAATCTTCTGATTTTGCCTCGTTATTAACATAATTACCACTTATATGATATCCCGTCCCAACCTCTCTAAAATCTTGCAGAGCTTCTATAGCAAAATTCAATAATCCAGAATTTTCTATAACTCCGCTAAAAACACTATCAACCTCTAAAAACCTTGCTCCTGTTGCTGGGTCTCCTGTTCCTAATACATCAAAAGGCCCATTATAAGAAAGGTTACCGTTAACAGAAATATTCACAATGCTTTCATCTTTAGATGTAGATACATTTGCTGTTCTTTTATGCAAGACGTTCCCAATTTGATCTGTGTTATCTGGATCTTGAAAACTAAAAGTATAATCTACTTTATTAACACCACTATCTATCCTGTAAGAGACTGACTTTGGGCCTCTGTTTATAAAACTATAAGCACCACTCTCATAATCTGAAAGAGAGGACGCTACAGCGTTAACTGCTATCTCTGCGGCTTGAGTGGAAGTAAACATACCTGTATCAACCAAACCATCCGTATTCTTTGTGGCATCCATGTTGCCTTGAACAGATGCATTAACATTGACACTTAAACCCGCATCTTTATCAAATGCTATTTGAGTTGAAGACGTAAAGAAGCCAGAGATATTCTTTATTGGATTTTCACTAGTGCTATATTTATAGTTTTCAGTTATCCCGTAAGTGTTTGAACCTTTATCTATATTCTCTGTTCTTGATATAAGGTATGCGCCACCAGCTACAGCACCCCCTTCAGCGCCTGTTTGGAAAAGACTAATGTTTCTACATCCAGTCGCTCTTCCCGTAACAAAATTAATTGCATTTACTAAAGGCGCAGTATTATCAATTTTAACACCTTGCGCCGAAACTGTATGGGTAGCTGCGGTTATTTTCCCAATCTCTTCTGTGAAGCTCCAATTGTCTACAGGACTTTGAATCCCGAAATATTCTGAAAAAACTCCAGAGGAAAAAGACTCAAAACTAACGCTATAAGGAAGAACGGTTGTTAAATCTGAATCACTAAAAGAAATTGAAGTAGGCTTTGAGCATGTAAATTCTTTATTAGAGTCATCGTTCGATACCGTCAGAGTTTCATATTCTGACATCAACCCACTAATCATTTGCATTTTCTGTAAATGCAACCCGCTCAAATTCGCTCCCGTTAAATTACCTATAAGCTCTACACCATCCTGATAGTGGTCTAGCTTACCTGCCACATAAACAGGATTCACGCTCTGACCAACTAAGGGAGTGGGGTCAGGGAAAGTATATGAACCGTATGTTATGCTTTCAGCCATTTTTATTCATTTATATATAAAAAATTAATATTCCTACTAGATTTTCCTTCTCCTAATTTTACCGAGACTTTATCAGCAGTCATATGAGTTACACCCTCATCAACCAAATCAGTCATTTCTTGAGTTTTTGTTTCCAGAATATCCGCAGCTTCATATATACCCATGCTTTGACTCACTGTAGCTTCGGCTGTGACAGAAGCACTGCCAAGTGTTTTTAAATCACTTGTTATAACCTGTTCCTCTAAATTTCCTAAATCTAATATTTTTTCAACTCGATCTATCTGAAGTTGCTTATTCATAGTTAGTTTGAACTTTAAAAGACCATCATCATTTGTTTTATAAGCTGGATCAGTGGTAAAAACAATTGAATCTTGAATAGTTCCTTCACTCTTGCTAAAACTAGTAGACCTGCTTTTTTCATGAAACTCTTCTAGCGGGTGAAATAACCTTCTAACTCTGAGATGATTTAAATCCTGCCCACTTTTCCAAAAATCTCTACAATTATAAAACTTATCTATTTTGTTTTTTCCTAAAGACTTATACATCATTGAAAGGTTATACTCTTTAAATTTGCCAGCTTTTTTCTGAGTTCCTGTATACGATAAGTTATTATCTTGAGATTTGTTTGGGTCAGTCGAAAACTGAATAGTCAAGGTGGCATTGATGCCATCCTTTGTTATCCCTTTCGAAATAGAAAATGGAGAGCCAAACTCCTGCTCCTCATTAGATTTAACTTCATCTACTATTTCACCAAGGGCTTTTGTTAATGTATTCTCAGAATCTTGTCTCAATGACGTTAATTGAACATTAACAGTTTTTTCTAAAAACCCCTGTGCAGTTATTTTTATATCTTGAGTCTCTTTCCTGCCTACATTTTTACTAGGATCTACTATCGAAGTCGTAACTGTTTCAGTTAAACTTACATTTAAATTTATAAGGTCGTAAGTCTCTGAAATGTTTCCTCTGAAATTTTCATCTATTTTTGCTTTTTCAGAAATCCCATCTTCCTGATATCCTAAAGATGGTCTGTTAGCGAAATAATAATTAGTTAAAAATGTTTTAGCATTATTTAAAAACTGATCACCAGCTTCTTGAGCATAACCTATAGAAACTTTTCGCGTAGAAGTATAGTCCCCACCAGTTCTTGAAAAATCATAAGTTTCTGAAAAGGATGCGAGCGTGTGGGGGTTCGGAATGTATTTAGCGAATTCAGAAGAAGAATAATCATCTAGTCTTCTTTTTTCTGTTATGCTTATACTAACCGTTTCTGCGCCGACTAAGGTGCCTCCTTCAAAGTTATAACTTTGTATTTGACCATTCAGATAGTCATCTGCACCTATCCTTGCTACTAGATTAGGTCTTCCATAAGCCTCTTTAATAGCATCTCTACCTGACAATAAAGTTGTGTCATTCTGCTCAAACTTTAAATCAGATATATCTACCTGATAATTACCTTTTACAGTATATCCAAAAAGCTCTATTGTTCCTTGATAATCATAAGTGATCTCTACAGAAGAACTTAAAACATTATTTACGATTAAAGATGCCATGTCTCATTATTCGCTAGCTGGTTCTAGTGCAGTTGCTCCTGTTCCTTCTGCGGGTTCTTCATCCATTAAGTCTTTAATTAAATTCTCCATAGAAAGCATCTTGTTCGCCAACATCTTCATGCTGTTAGTCGCAGATTTAGCAAACTTAGCTTGCTCTGACAAAAACGGCTGCAAATCTTTAGAAGCCTGTAGGTTTTCATCCAAGAATTTCAAGACCTCATCTACGCTAGCCTCGCCACTTTCTATTTTTTCTTGTGTTTCTTTGAGTTTTTTAGCAATATCAGCAGTATCTGAGTCTGTTGCAAATTTCTCCCAAGCTTTTGTAGCGGCTCCCATAGCTGCATTTAATCCTTTTTGAGTCTCTAGTAACTCGTCCATTTCTGCGGTCGGATCTAATCCTTTCGCATCGTTCATCATGCCTTTAAAATCTTCACCTTGCCCAGACCTTAATTGCATGAGCATATTTTTGCCTTCGCCCCCTACCATCCCAGCATCTGCTACTTTTCCAAGTATCTCCTCTAATTTTCCTTGGCTTACACCAAACAGAGTAACTAATTTATCTATGCTAACCCCAGTTCCTTGATCATCGAACTCAGACATCATCATGCCGATTTTCTCATAATCAATATCAGCAGGGTCTTTCAACATTTCATCAGCGACCTCCTTACCTTGAGCGTGAACATAATCTAAGTCCATGCCCCCTTGACCGAACGCTTGCTGAATATGGCTAACTTGAGCTTGAATTGTTTGTGCTGTGAGTTCAGCCATTTTCTTTTCATTAGCCATTTGCAAGTCGCCAACCTGCTTCATCTTAGAAAGTATATCTATGCCAGCCTTTCTAGCTGCACTTTCAAATTGCTGGCTAGCTTTCTCAAGGTTATTTCTTGCTGCTAGACTCCCTTGTTGAAGTTGTTGGTTTGTCGCGCTTTTACCTGTCGCTGCTGCACTCTTCATAGTGTCAGCATATGCCACATCAACACCCGTTTGAGCATTAACCACAGCGCCTCTAAATTGATCCAAACCTCTCTGTTGAGTTTGGAACCCAGCGCCCATGTTCATGGCTAGAGCATTAGGGCCAGTAGCTAGAGATTGCACTAAAGCTTGCTGATCTTGAGCCTGAGCAAACGCATCGGCGGTCTTCAGCGTTATCTGAGACTGTCTTTCTTGAATATCTGCTAAAGTGCTTGCATAATCTTTTTGAGCTTTTGCTAATGTCGCAGTAGCCTCATCCATATCAGCTTGCCAAGACATTTGCATTTGCAAATCTTTATATTTCCAATTTGATATATTAGCTACGACATTTGCTAAATCGTCTTGAGCCTTAGCGAGTGCTTCATTGGACTTGTTTAACTTTTCCGTTATCTTTTTCTTTTTCTTTGAGCCATCTTTTGCTTCCTGCTCTTCTAGGTGAAGCTCGTCAGATATTTTAGCTTGTTTTTCAACAGCTTTGGCTGCTTTATCATAAGCATCTGCAAGTGCTTTTGGGTCAGCGGCGTTAGCCATACCCTCCGTTAAACTTTTATTTAAAAATTCTATTTGCGACTTATTATCCCCGAAGCCCTCAAAATCAGGGGCTTTGTCAAATTTTGTTCTTCCTACTCCTACTGCTTCTTGAGTCGCCGCAACTTTTTCTCTAGCTTCCACCATTGCTTTCTCCTCAGGAGTTAAAGCTTCTCCTACTTTCTTGCCACCCATACCTCCTACTATAGCTCCTCCTATACCGCCTCCCAATGTCGTGATCGCAGCAACTAGTGGGGCAGCGGGTCCGAGAAAAGGAGCTAACACAGCCCCAAGTTTAGCCCCCGCAATAGCACCCCCTATTCCCCCTCCCATTGCCCCAACGCTTTCAGATACACCTACTGTTTTTTGTCGTTTAGTTAAATCTTCGTTGCCCAGTGTGCTCGCTATATCCATACCCCCGAAAAGCAATGCACCTGCGGCAGAGCCACCAACTGCTCTCCTCATTAAACCTTTCTTTGCTGCTTGCTTACCAGCTTGTTGAGCAGCGAGAACTCTACCAGATTGGCCTTTCATCT